ATGGACATACAGGCACTCCAGCTCTCTCTACTGCCGTGGCTACGCGTTGACACCTGGCACACCATGCACCCGAAGGATGAAGAGCGTTTTCACCAAGCGCTACATGTGGCCTTCGGCGAGCTTGGCTACTCGATCGCTTACGAGCAGTTCTATGAGGCAATTCATCGCACGCTTTCGGAACGTCAACCAGGCGTAGAGGTGTACCGGAGCAAGACCATCGAGGAGTTCGCGCGCCGCGCCGAGGTCATAAGCTCGTACCTGTTCGATGTGCGCAACTGCCAGTAATGCAGCAGTAGCGTGAGATTCGAGCCTCAGGCCGCGTCACAAGCGGCCTGTGCACCTCCGCTGTCTAATACGGTTCGGCCTGTTTCAGCGACTTTCGCCCAGTAAAACCGAGATGCTTTTGAGCGGTTTTAGACAGCCCAGACCACCCTCCTCCGGCGTTCTGCCGAACTACTCCAAATCCCTCTCAGACTCATCCAGCGCCCACAGCCTGGCTGCCTCGGCAAGCTCGAGCATGTCGACCAGATCACCGTCATCGACCTCCTTTCGGCGGTGCCCGGCATAGGCCATCTCGCTGAGGACGGCTGCGCGCCCATCAGGATCAGCCACCAAGGCAGTTTGGTCATTCAGCTCGGCCAGCCAGGCCTGCGGCAGGTCAGTTGCCATAAGTGCCCACCGCACGACACCACCATGACTGCGCGTACAACACACCGTCGATTTCCTCGACACCATTGATGTTGATCCCGAGCTGGGCCATGCCATTGAGCTTAGCGTCGTGCAACCGGGGGATGATGTCGGGCCCAGGTGACGGGTTGAACACCCAGGCCTGGGTCGATACCCGGCCCAGCGGCTCACTGTGGTGGTCACCGATGTGGATGTCGGCCTGCAAAGGCTGGATCTTCCTGAGCTGATCGGAAGGGATGGCCACGCCATTCACGCGGCGGCGAACGAGGAGGAAGTACATGCTGCACCTGATACTGTATATCGATACAGTATTTCAGCATCAGGAAACGCAAATGCGCCAGTACCGCTCGGCGGACTATGCTTGTTTGCTCAGGCAGGAGGGCCGCGCATGTGTGGAAGGCTGAGCCAGTACCGAGGCATACACGACTTCGTTGAAACCCTGAGCCTGCCAGAGGCCTGGAAGAACAACATAGGAGAACAGCCGCTTGGCAGGTGCAACGTCGCGCCGACAACGCCTGTGGCGGTGCTGCGGGTCGATGACGCAGGCCCTCGGGCGGACCTGGTGAAGTGGGGATGGCGGCCGCATTGGGCGACCGACCGTGCTGCGCCGATCAACGCCCGGGTGGAGAAGGTGGCGCACGGCCCATTTTTCCGGTTGATCTGGCCAAACCGGGCTATAACGCCTATCGATGGCTGGTATGAATGGGTGAACGAGGGCGGGCCGAAGAAGCAGCCCTACTACATCCGGCGCCGGGACGGACGCCCTGCCCTTTGCGCGTCGATTGGCCAATTCTCCGGTGGCGAGCATGACGGGTTCGTCATTATCACCGCCGACGCCCAGGGCGGTATGGTTGATGTGCACGATCGCCGACCTGTCGTGTTGTCGCCAGAGCTGGCGTACGAGTGGATCGCGGCAGGAATGTCAAACGAGCACGCAGAGCAACTGGTGCTTAACCTGGGCGAGCCAGCCGAGGTCTTCGAGTGGTACCGGGTTAGCACAGCGGTTGGCAATGTGCGCAACCAAGGCGCCGATCTAATCGAGCCGATTAGTGAACCTGGCCAGCAGGGCCGCCTAACGCTTTGAGCTGGTAATCGGTGACTGCCTGAAACTGCGACTCAGCGATCAGGCGCAACCGCTCGACTTCGTCGGCTGGCCTGCCAGCCCCCTGAGCCTCGTGATAACGCCTCATGGCATCCACGGCGTCGGTATACATGGGATGGTCAGGGTAAAGGATCGGCGGCTTACACTTCATAGGGGTTACATCCTTAGGAGGCCATCACTGAATGGTAGCCGGTGCCCGCCCTGCTTGGATTAACTGGTAATCTAGAACCGCTTGGTATAGCGAATCCGCCAATAGGCGCAGGCGCTCGACCTCTTTAGGCGGGGCACCACCTGTTTGCGCATCACGATGGGCCCGGACCGCTTCCAGAGCTTTCAGTAGCAAGGGCTCACCAGCGAGCGCCATCCCCTCCAGCGTTCTTTTCACGGATTAATCCTTTGGTGGAAGTCAGTGCATTATAGGCCGCCTCGCCCCAGTGCCGCTATTCAGTGGATCGAGGCGATGCGGCTAAAATTGACCCTGACTTCACACCCCGATAAGGCGGAAAACCGAGCTCCACCTTGACGGCTTCCTTCGCAGGGTTAGGCGGTTGACAGCTACGCCTTCGCGGCAGGCTTGAGTCTGAACGTAACCCCCATCCTGTTGAAAGCGTTCATTGCAGCAATCGTGGCAGTCAAATCTACCAGGTCTCGCTCGCTGAAGACCGCGGAGGCGGCAGCGTAGGCCTCATCCGAAACATGGGTTTCTCCCACGTTGGTCACCTCTTCTGCCCACTTCAATGCAGCGCGCTCTAGATCAGAGAATAAGTGTTCCGCCTCATGCCAAACCGCGACTAGCAGCACCTTGTCAACTGACATGCGGCCTTTGATCAAGTCGCGAGAGTGAAGATCGATGCAGAACGCGCAACCATTGATCTGTGATACTCGAAGGAAAACCAGATGTATCAACTCCGGAGGTAGATTCGTTCCGGTGGTTACATAGTGGTGTAACCCGGTCAGCGCTTTTGCTGCACCGGGAGACTTTTCAAACCAATTCATACGAGTCATACATACTCCATAAGCGCTTTCGTAAACACAGACGCATTTTATTGCGTACGCGGCTCGGCTCATGGGTCCAATCCGCTGTAATTTCTTGGTACCAATAGTTGGCTAGGGCGCTGTTCTACTTCCCGGCTTCCTTGCTATGGGGAGAACTTTCCAAAACCGTCGATCACCGCCTCGCATGCCAGGCCGGCTATTCGGCTTCGCTCAAGCGCCGCTGCGCAGCTGCCCGCCATTCGGTCAGACTCTTCAAGCAATCCGCCGAGCACCACGACGGCAGAGGTTCCTGCCGGGCGCTGCTGGGCAGCGATGGTGTCGCAGGTGGCTCGGTGGCTGGCAAGCAGTCGGTCGATTTCCCTGCGCAGCCCACCAGCAGCAGACTCAGCAGCAGCGGCGCGGCCTTTGGCCAGTTCCAGTTTCTTGCGTGCACTCTCACCCTCCTCGTCCGCCAGGGCTTGGCGGCGTTGTTCTTCCGTTCTGGCCTGGGCCGCTGCGCGCCGGTCGCGCTCGGACACCTGCAGGCGGTAGTCGGACAGCTCGCTGTGCGCCGTCGCGGTATCACGCTGCGCCATTACCACCCGGTATTGTTGGCCGCCGGCGACCAGCACCAGAGCGATCAGCCACCAGCACCAGGCCGGTACCGCGCCCAACCATGTCATGCCAGCGCCCGCCGAACGCCCTCGCTGATAACCTGGTCCTTGTAGGGATTACTGCCGTTCTCATGGATGATGATGCTCTCAACGAACACCCGCAGCGTGGTCGGCTCCTTGATATTGATCGGGTCGGTGGGGTGCACGCCCAGCCGCTTGGCCACGGCCCTGGCGTAGGCCTGGGTGTCGTTCTCATTGCTCGGGGCCCAACGGTTGATGGTTTCAAGCACCGTGTCGATACCCTCCCCGCCAACGCCGGGCATCCCATCCTTGCCGCGGTAGTTGATCAGCAGCTTGCCCAGGGCGCGGATGCCGTTCTCTGGCGTGTCGAAGCGGGCGAAGCGAGGCTTGGCAACGCCGGCCTCCAGGCCGAGCTGGCCCTGCCAGGCATTACGCGAGTTGAAGTCGATGTTGCCAGGGTTGTTGTTGCGGATGCCGCGTGCGGTCATGGGTATTCTCCAGGCAAAAAAATACCGGCTCTGGGCCGGTTGTGTTCAAAAGGCAGGTGGTCGTTCAACCGGATCAGGCCGGCGGCGTGGGCCAATCGATGTCGTTGGGGTAGCCTTCCTGGTCAGGTAAGCGGCTCAGCGCCACACGGTAGCGTTTCCAGTCGATCAGCAGAGCGGCCTCAGCTTCGGTGGCCTCGTCAAGCTCAACGGCATCCTGCAGCGGGGCAATCGCTGCATCGGCCACGGCGCGCCGCTGCGCCTGTTCAGAAACCACAGTGGCCAGCAGCTGCTCAGCGGCGGCTTGGGCCTTGGCCTCGGCGGTGATGACTTGCGACCAGTCGATTACACCAGCAGTTGCGGACAGGCGATCGCCCAGCTCCAGGCCGGGCAACTGCACTTGACCGTCAGCCGGATAAAGGTCGACCGGGAAACGCGCCCCCTGCGGTGCGTCGGCGTCATGAGGCAGCATCAGGGTCAGCACCAGGTCGCCGTTGATACGCTCCACAGGGGCAATCACGAAGTTGCAGCCTACGGCCTCGGCCGGCAAAGTCGCGCCATCGGCCAGACGCGAGAAGTCTAGGGCTACGCCGTTCACCTCCAGAATGTCGCCGGTCTTCGCAACCGAGAGGTGGATATCAGAACGAACCGGGGAAAGCTTGAGAATCATTAGAACCACCTCCCTACAGCTAGGGCAGAAATTTGGACTGCAGTGCCTACGGCCCGGGACGCCATATCGAAACCTCGCAGCGTGACTGTCGAACCGCTCGGTGTGCCTGCGAGAGCCGCCCAGTTTGCAGCAGAGCCCCATCGGAAAGACCCTGGAGTTACCACTGGCACGCCTGAGAATGCCGCAGGGAACGACCAGATTCGCGTCCCTTGATACACTCCGCCGGCATATACAGTATCAATAGCCTGGTCGGTAACAACGATGCTCATCCAGCATTCCATGGTCCCGTCGGCATACTTGGTGTACTCACCATTGGCATTGCTACCGCGCTCAATGATGGCTCCCGTTGGTACGCCACCACTCTGGCTGACATTGCCAGCGATGTCGGCTACGGCCGCCTTTTTCAGGCCCAGTCCGGTGCGAGCATCTGCCTGGTTCGTTCCGCCAGTGCCTCCCTTATTCACCGGCAACACGTTCTCGGTCGAGACCGCGCCCAACCCAGCCAGCGTGGAGCCCCAGGTGTTGGCGATATCGTTGAACTTGTCGGCCAGGGTCTTGGTGTAACCCTGCACCGGCGTAATGGCATAGGTGCCGCCGGCTACCGTTGCCCCCTTGTATGCCGGCAAGATGCTCAGCACCGTAGCGCTGGCAATGTTGGTCACCTCATACCAGTTGCCGTCGGGGCCCAGCAGCGCATCGCCCACCCGGGCGTTTGCGGAAAAATTGGTGCCGGTACCGGTCACCGTAGTTTGGCCAGCCGCAATCGCGACCGTGCCTGTCCTGTACCAGGGCATAGGATGCTCCGATTAGTTGAATGGAAATGGGAGATCGTCCGTCTTGATGACGAGCGCCTGCGGGTATCGATCGGTGGGTATGTCGAAGTAAGCGGTAGATGCGGTATTGCTTAGCAGCATTGTTGTGCGGGCTGCGTCACAGGCCATGAAGTAAATGCCGCCATCGGCTCCATAGGCACCGTCCATGTTTGCTTGCATATTCGAGCGAGCAGGGAATGGACTACCGGGCGATGGCATATTCTCCATAGCGCCCTGCCCCAACGACCTCGAAAAGGTAGTGCTGGCCGCAAACTCTCCTGTGCCAACAGCGATGAATACGGTTGCTACACAGTAGTAAGGGCCGCTGTTGATGAACCGCGTAGCAGTCTTGGTGGCCCCCGCGAAAGGCACGCTGTAGAGCTTAATGCCGTTCACCACTGTGGGCGTAGGGGGCGCGGGCGCACTAATCGTATCGACGATGTTTAGCGGGTACTGTAATGAATTGAAGGTGAGCGCGCCGGATTCGTCGTAGCACTTGAGACCTGCTCCGTTCAGCGTGTTTCGCATAGTGTCGAAGTAGTAGAACTTCGTCGAAGGGCTGGCCCCGATGAAATAGAACGTCGTGGTGTCACCCGACTTTGAGGACCCGCAAGAGATTCCTGGTCCCGTTATAAATACGATTGGTGCAATTACCCCGGTAACGCTGAAGCCGTGAATTGCATCGACAATCGATGACTCTGCATAGCTGCTTCCTTCATTAGGGGGAAGCTGCGCCGATCGATGTTCGAGGCGCGGCCAGTTGACTTGGAAAGAGAGATAGCCGCTCTTCAAAAGCCCATAAGTGATCTTCTCAGTGTCGAACAGGAGGCTTCCATCCTCCTTGTAAACCTTCAGGCCTGCAGACATCAGTAATACCCATAGTGAATGCGGCAGTTGAGCGAGTAGAAGCCCCATCCACCGGCGTAGGAGTACTGCCAAGACAGGGTGGCGACGGAGGCCCCCACGACCAGCGTCACCCCCGGCCGCTTGCCGAGGTACTTGTTCTGAGCGGAAAGCTCGGTGATGGCGTAGAAAAGCGTCTTTCCAGCGGGTGCCAGGGGAATCGAGAGCGACCCGTTGGCCGCTCCCGTGTCCACATAGCCCATCATCTGGCTGATCGAACTGGTCATATCCAGCAGCGCCAGGCCGCTCGGGTCGTAGACCTTTAGGCCTGCCGTCATACGTTCACTCCCAGGTCGATCGCCAAGTTGCCGTTGGCGTGGAAGATGCGCAGGCGCTGGTTATTGATCAGCAAGCGCCCCTGCCCTGCCACCGTGCCGTTGATCTCGAACGTCCCGCTCTTGTTCAGGATCCAGCCCTGCTGGCCGGCCACGTAGTTGGTCGAGCTGATGTAGCTGCCAATTTTGGCGTTCGTGATGGTGCCGTCTTGGATGAAGGCCTCATTCATGAACACCTGCCCACCCTGCACTGCGAACGGCGAGGAAAGCGTGCCGTTGATGCCATTGACCACTGCGAAGAGGTCGGCCGATACCAGGAACTTGCTTTGCAATCCGGCCGGGCCGTTCTCGATGCCAAGGCCGATGCCAGCGGCCACGTACTGGCCCTGGGCGTTGACCTGCATCTTGACCGACCACATAGTACTGGCCTTGTTATCGAGCGCAGCCAAGGCCTGGCTGGTGACCTGCACCGAGGCGCTGGTTTTCTGTATTTCACCGTTGGCTTTATCCAGCGCCGAGTTGAACGACACCTCCAGCGTTTCGGTTTTCTTCGCCTGGACTTCGATTTCAGACGCCCGGACCTTGGCCTCCTCGGCAATCTTGGCAGTGTTTTCCCAACCTTTCAGTGCTCCGGTCAGTGCACCTTCGCCGGTGTCATCTCGCTCGGCCTGCGGCACCGTGAAAGAGGCCTCCATGTAACCAATGCGGACGCCCAGCGCCTGGTCGGCATCTGCGCGGGTGGCTGCTTCCTCACTGATGGATGCCTCACGAAGCGCCCTCTCGCCGGCAATCCCATCCGCGCGGTCGGCCTTCTCCTGATCGAGCGCGGTATTTGTAGCGTCTACTCTGGAGTTGACCGTCTCAAGCCGAGAGGCCGTCGACGACTCATTGTCGGTGACCGTCTTTTCCAGCACCGAGATGCTGGCCGAGTTGGAGCCCACCTTGGTGTTTACGTCCGTGAATCTGCTGGCCGTGGCCTGCTCGTTCGTGACAACTGTCTGCTCCAGGCTGCGGATACTGCCGGTGTTGTCCGCGACTCTCGCCTCCACACCTGTCACTCGAGTTGCCATCGCCTCGTTCTGGGTCGCCCTGGTGCGCGACTCCTCGGACACCTTGGCAAGCGTATCCCAGCCCCGTAGCGCATCGGTGAGCGCACCTTCCGGATTTTCGTCGCGGTACGCCGACTGCACGGCCTGAAGCATGGCCGCGTTCACTATCACCTTCCCGTCTATCGTGGCGATGTCCGTGGTGTTTTTCGTCACAGCCTGGGCCAGGCCATTTGCGGTCTCGGCAATGCTGCCGATGTCGACCCAGAAGGCCGGGTTCGGCGGCGCGTTGCTCCCGTCAGCTGCTGCCGGCACCGGCGCGATGGCCATGTACAGGCGGTGGCCACTGCGTACCGCATCGTTCTTGGCATAGGCGTCGGTGGGCACGTACTCCAGCGGGTCGGTCAAGTCGGTGATCAGGTCCTCTAATTCCTGCTTCGCCTCGTTGATACGATCATTGACGGAGCCAGGGAAGTCGCCCGAGATTTTCTCGATCTCCTTCAGCAGCTCCTGGCCCAGCTCGCTTTCGGTGATCTGGCCACTGATCAGCTCGAGCACCGGGCTGGCATCCGCCCCAGACTGGCCAAGCACGCCATTGCCAGTCGGGTACCATGGGCCGATGTTGCCGGTTCGGTCCACCAGGCGCGCCCAGAAGAAGAACGACACACCGGCCTTCAGGCCTTGCATTACGTGCTCGGTCTGCGGGTAGGCCAGGTCGGCGAGCTTCGTCGCAGCCTCCAGGCTGTTCGTTGGGCCGTACCAGATTTCTGTCCGCTGGGTGTCCTCGGCGCCTGGTGGAATTCCCCATTTCAGCGATATCCCGAAGATCAGCGGATCGGCCGCCAAGTAAGTGACCGCCGGCGGTAACCCCTCCTTGCCCTTCAGCTCAGTGAGCGTCGAGTCCCGCCAGGTCGACGTTATGTCGAACGAGCTGACGGCGCGCACCCTGGCCAGGTAAGCGCCAGCGTAGATCCCAACAACGTCGACCGACGTAGTACCTGTGCGCTGCAGGCGGATCCAGTTGCCGTTGTCCTTGCGCCATTCCACATCGTAAGCGACCGCCCCCTGGACGGCCGGCCAGCTGATGGTCATGGTGCTGACCGCGATACCCTGATCCACCGCATAGGCCGAAGTCAGCGAAACGCTGGCAGGCGGCGGTACGGTAGTGACCGGAATGACACTGATCGGGCGCTCGTCCAGCTTGGCGCCGGTGTCGATCGCTGCGAACTTGCTTGGGTTGAACTCGAGCGCGGTGATCTCGTACTCGCCTTCCTGGGTGCGGGTGGTCTTCAGCACGCGGAACAGCTGCACCGCCAAGTCTTCGTAGTCGATTGCCCATTGCAGCTCGGGCTCTGGCTGCACGCTGTACTCAGTCGTCACCGTCACCGCGCGCTCGGCCACGGACTGCACGGTGCGCGCCTGGGCTGTGCCGTTGGGCAGGTTCAGGATCAAGCGGTCACCTGCCTTGATCGGCGTGTCGCGATCGAGGGTGACCACTCGGCCAGCGGCGGACGAGATTCGTCCACCATTCGGGCGGCCGGCCACCAGCTCATCCGCCACCGGAATGACGTAGCCAGGCAGCGGGATACGGCCCTCCATGCCGGTCTTGAAGCTGACAGTGCGGTCCTGGCTGTTGCTCAGCAGTGCCCACTTCCCCCGGCGCTGGGCTTCGGATGCGCGCGTGCAGCCGATGGCCGAGATCTCGATTGGCCGGTCGCGGTACCGGCGCTGCAGCGCCAGGTCGGTCACCGGGATCACATCAGTGTCGTAGTTGTTGCCAGGGTTGTCGTAGCTGACCAGCGCACGGCTGTAGTGGGTGTTTCGCTCGGCACCGCCATACACGAACTCGCCGTCGATGACGTTGGACCGGGTAAACACGTAGTCGATGTCCTGTGCACGCGGCATGTCCGCCTGCATGAACAGCGAGCCGTGGGCCCAGTACACCATGCCACGGTAGATAGCGGACAGGTCGCGCAGTAAGGTCCAGGCCTCGGCGCGGCCCTGCAGGTTCATGTCGCACAGAAAACGAGGCTCCTGACCACCCTGCCCGTTCGGCACCAATTGGTCGCAGTACTGAGCGATGCGGTACATCTCCCACTTGTCGACCATCCACGACTTGATGCGCTTGCCCAAGCCGAAGCGATCCTCGACGCACAGGCCGTAGGTCACAAATGCGGGATTGTTGGTCCAGGCCTGCTTGAAGGTGCCATCCCATACGCCGGTGTAGGTGCGGGCCACTGGATCATAGTTGCTCGGAACGGGCCAGCGCTTGGCCTTGCACTTCACGGTCACTGCCGGAATGTTCTGGAACTGCTGCGCGTCGAACTCGATGTACAGCAGCGCCGTGTTGGGGTAGCGCAGCTTCTCGTCGATGATCTCGGTGTAGCCGGCAATGGTCATCGTATCGGCTACGGTACCGCTGTTGGCGTTCGGGGTGATGCGCCGTACGCGCAGCATCCAACCCGAGGTAGCCGCCGCCAGGTTCACGCGCACGGAGCGCTGATATCCGTTGGTGGTCTTGCCATCGACGGCGCCGCGATGAGCCTCGACGTATGCACCGCCATCGGTGGCGATATCGATGGCGTACTCGATGCGATAACCGTTGGTATTGCCGTTGCTGTCCTGCTTGGCCAGGCGCGCCCAGGACATGCGTACGCGCACGGCGGAAAGCTGCGTATTGCTCAATGCGCGGGTGAACGGGTTGTCACTGCGCAGTTCGACGTTGACAGTGGTCTCGTTCTCTACCGACGGGATGCCCTGGATGTAGTCCTGCTCGATAGTGCCTCGGCGCCACTCCCACTTCACGCCCGGGAAGTTCACGTTGCCGCTGGCATCCATGATCGGCGTATTGTCGAGGTAGATGTCGCGGTCGGTAGGTGTGCCGTCAAACTCCCCCTCGCCGACAGCCAGCAGCAGCTTGGCGATGTTGGTCGACTGCAGGCTGTCCGGCGCCTCGACGGGGGATTTCGGCTTGCTCTCGCCGCCCTTGGCGCCGGTGATGTCCAGGTGATCTGTCGGGCCCATGCTTTCCTCCGGGCAACAAAAAACCGCCCGGAGGCGGTCTGTACGCTGAATCGGCCCTAGGCCTTGTCTTGCGCCTCAATGGAGGCAGAGATGATCGCCCCACCCCAGCGGCGCTCGCCGATACAGATCGGGACTGGATTGCCGCTGGCAGTAGTGTTTTTTGCGCTGCCGAAGGCGTAACTTGGCAGGTTCTCGGGTGCAGCGCTTTGGGATAAACCCTTGGCTTGGGGGCTGAGCATCTGGATGACGCCGCCCAGGGCAAGCGATGCGCCGAGAGACTGCCCCCACCCTTGCATCCCAGGAACGAAAAAGGACGCAACGAAGATTACGGTGCCGATGATCGTTTGAAGAAGGCCTCCGCGTTTGCTCCCGCCAATAAGAGGAACAACCCGAATCTCTTTGGTGCCACGGCGCCCTAAGTCATCCGCGCCTACGTTTTTTCGGTTCCGAAATACGGCAAAGCGGATCCCTAGGGCATCAAGCCGCCTGATTTCCTCTACAAAACCGGGAAGCGTTACGCGCAAAGCTTTGAATGCCTCCCACCCCTCTCCACTTTCCAACTGGCGGCGATGCACTCGGCCAAATTTCTGGGCCAGCGAGCCGGAAAGCTTGATCGTCGTCATCTGCGCGTAATGCGCTACCGTTGCAGCCATACTTTCCTCCAGGGAATAAAAAACCGCCCGAAGGCGGTTGATAGGTGGCGCTATGTCAAAGGCACGACTTTACTGCACTCTCTATCGCGGAACGCCCGACGCCGGGCATCCATGCAACCCGTTGATAAAATATAACCGAGCTACCTGCGTCCGTCTTCGAGACTTCAAGTAGTTCGTCTGTTAGGTTCATCGCAGCAACGACAAGACGGTAGCCATTCTGAGTTTCTGACATGGTCGCTTCAGATCGAGCATCCTGCCATTGGGGGAGTACACATAGCGCGTACTCCTTTGGTGATTTCTTGGTAACGGCTTTGGTCGTCGGTGAATTGCCTTTCAGATCGCTTGGTGACACGCACCCCGCCAGCAATACCAGTCCCACTGCTCCGATCAGAACTCGCATGTGATCCCTCCTTGTTGATGACGGGAATCTACCACAGCTAAACCGGGTGATAATCCCGAACCTGGGTTACAGGTCTTGGATCGTTAACCAATTCATCCAATCTGTGCTATCAAGGTTTCAGCCCATCTGGGCGAGCATCGACTGCAAAAAATAACATGACATGGAGAGCGCCAATTGATTACGCCACAACAGAAAGCCGCTGCCATTCGCAACGCACGAGAAAAGCTGGTAAAGGATTTCGAAGATGGTGTCGATCTCGACCCCAGTAAAGAAGCTCTGACCAAAGCTGTAATTGCATCCTTCGATGAAGCTAGTAGGAGGCGATGGGCTGCTGAATTCATGATGGGAATAGTGCCTCCCGGCCCGATGTTCGAGCTCTACCTCATGGAGTATGTCTCTCAGCTAGAAGAGATTATCGAAGCAGGCTTAAGCTCGAAAACGGACGAAGAATTGGATTACGTGCTTGGTGGCCTAAAAACCCTGGACAAGATAGACAGAATTTAAGGTTCATAGCCTGTCCACCCATCCAGCGTGGATGAAATACCAGTACCGCGCCAGCATTTCGCCATAGTAGCTTTGCTCCTCCAATGAACCGCCCCGGTCCGTTGCCGGAAAGCCTGTGGACCGGGGCATGATGAGTTGCAAGGACAAAAGATGAACCCAGGACAAACAATTTTTCCGTACCTGCTGATCACGAAACACAAAGAGGTTGGATACCTCTGTGGTGTCGTCTCGACAGACGGATCGTTCCAGCATAACGACGGCGAGCTCTACTCGTTCCTTACTGAGAAATCCTTCAAAGAGCTTCGCCAAGAGTTTGATACTGCCGGCAAGGAGTATGCGCTTGTCGAGGCAGCTAACTACGCATATAGCAATGCCGACGGCAGGCTTGCCCGAATTTTCATGCACCTTGACGGACGTTAGGCCGAGGATCCCGTCCACAGTAACGCCCCGTCGATGACCTCTACCCTGGCGCCTTCGGTAAGGCGGTAAGGGCCGCTAAGCAGGTATTCAGCGCGCCCTTGCTGCACATCTACTACATCGGGCTCACGGTCTGGTGGAGTGACGAAACGCCGGCGCCAAACGATAACCGGTACATACGGATCATTTTTCTGCATCTTTTCTCCAACGGCATTGCCGCTTCACTTCACGTCGCGATGACGCAACACAAGGCGCGTCCGGTCGAGCCAAGGCCCGCCAAACACGACGATTTCTGATGGCCGCCCCAGCAGGTGGTGCAGCATAAAAGGCCCAGGTCCGAAGACCTGTCCGTCCTCACCGGGCAGCTGCGCGTCGACGCCCAGGTAGATGCCCGCGTGGTTCGGGTGAGCCGTTCGGCCAACGGCCATGACGATCATGTCGCCGCGCTGAGGCTGGCTAACCTGGTAGAACCCGGCGGACTCGTAGGCCTGCTCGTAAAGGCTCGGGCCGTCCGCCTGCTCCCACCATCCCTCCTCCCGGGTATAGGCCGGGAAATCCAGGCCCCACTCCCGTTTGTACCAGTCCGCGCAGACCTGCCAGCAGTCCCAGGCGCCGTGCACGAACGGCCGCCCAAGCAGCGGTGCGTGACCGGTGGGAGTGACAGTGCGCAGGTCACCCTCCGGCCAGGACAGGATGTACCAGGGCAGCCCAGTGGCTTCGCACATGGCCAGGTCACGGGGTGACGGCCTGCTGGTGGCATCTGGATGCGAGTGCACGATGCCGATCACCTCACCCAGGTCTTCGGCCGCAGCGTACTGCTCCGGCGAGATGCGGAACTCCTCTGCAGGATCCGCAGCGGTGTTGTCACACGGGAAGTACCGCTGAGCGCGCCCCACAGCGATGAGCAGCCCGCAGCACTCCCGCGGGTATTCAGCCGCGGCGTGCGCTTGCACGGCGGCCAAGATGTGTTTGCGCATGGTCAGTTCCGTGCGATGAGGGAAACGGCCGGGAAACCGCCAAAGGGCAGTTGGTTGCCCTGGCCAAACCGAACGGTGCAGCCAGAGTCCAGGCAACCATTGCACTGGTCCTTGGCCGGGTCATCCGTGGGGTTGCCGTCGAGGTCGAAGTAAGGCCCGGTGTATCCGCAGTTGGGGCCGCGGTAGCCGGCGGTCATTGCCCAGTGGCAAAGCTGGGTCATCTGCCGGCCGATCGTCTCCCCGCCGACATCACCGGGGCTGGCCAACTCCCAGGCCACCGTCTTGCCGTTCTCCGACACCTTCTGATCGATGTACCAGACCTCGATGGCTTCCTCGGTTGGGTCGGCCTTCGGGTTACCTGCCGGAAAATTCACCGCATCCAGGTAACGCGCCATCGTGTGGCGCATGGTCAGCTTGAACTCGAGCAGATTGTCGAAGGCCACGCACAGCGCCGTGATCCTTCCGTTGACGTTGCCAACCGTCAGCGTTGGGCGCACTGCGGTACCGTCCGAGTTTGCTTCGATACCTTCGATCTGCATGGGCCAGGCACCGTACTCGTTGCCCTGCCACCAGATCGACTTGGCCGGGAGCTGGTCGGCGTTCGCACCAGCTGCCGCAAGGTCCTCCGGTGTGTGCGGTATCGCGTGCCCGTGGAAGCGCAGAACATCAGCACCAAAGTCCGAGCCATCCAGCTCAAACAGCAGAACTTCGTTGCCTGGCTCCAGGGTTTGGATGTCCTTGATCAGTGACATGCATGCTCCCTACGGGTGGAAAGCCCGCTTGAAGGTGGCGGAGACCTTGAATCGACCGCCCCCCACGGGCGTGGGCTTGGGGTCGGCGCAGGTGAACAGCCCCAGATCGCCGAGCGGTGTAGACCACAAGAAGGCCTTAGCACCGCCGTGCCGGTCGAAAAACTCCATGATCTTGCGGACCTGGGCCTTCGTGCCGGTTACGGTGATTGGGTAGCTGTCCTCCTTGTTGTTGGGGCCGTCGCCCGCCACCTGACGGTACCCGCCGCCAAACCTGGACTCGCGGACCCGGTAAGTGATGTCTGGTGCTTCGCCGCGATGCGTCGGCCAGCTGAACGTCTCGATGGCCATCAGCGCCCTCCTTTGGTGTTCCGGTAGCTCACGCCGCCGGGTCGCCAAGAATCTGCAACAGCCTTCTCGGCAGCGAGCTGCATCTGCTTCTGCATGTTTTGCTGAAGCAGCGTCTGGTCGAGCTCCATGCCTTCGTCACTTCGATCCGCGACGGCCACGTTGACCGGTGCCGACACGCTGATCATCGTGCCCGAAGTGCTCATGGTAGTTAGGTTTGAAGCAGGCCCAGTGCCGAGCGGGGTGATGGTACCGCCCTGCTCCCCCATCATCAGATAGGTCTTACCCCCCTGGTTCAGCAGCTCTGGCCCAAGCTCGTTGACCTGGTAGAGCGAGTTGGCTGCTACCGGACCACCACCAGCGCGCTGACCGGAGACGAAGTTGTCCATGATCTCCGGGCTGTACCCGGCCTGGGTCGATCCTGCGGACGTCGTTCCGCTGCCGAACCACGCAGAGGCTGCCGTAGCACCCCAGCCGGCCAAACTGCTTAGCAAACCAGACGCTGCGCGCTGTGTCTCGATTCTCACCATGTCCGCAAGTATCGACTTGGTGAAGTCAGTGAACGAGAATTTACCGGTCATGGCGAAGTTCACGACAGCATCTTCCATCGAGCTGAAGGCGTTGCTGTACAGGGTCTTCGTCTGCCCCGCAACATCCCGCGCTTGATCCAGGTAGTTCTGGAAGGCCGACGACGCCCCCTTGCGCCAATCCCCCTGCGCGGCGGTCATCTGGTCGTAGTTGGCGATGGTGGTTTCCTGCAGGTCCTTTTCGGTCTTGCTCAGGGCCGCCAGCTTTTGGTTGTACTCATCGAGGCTCATGCCACGGGAGCCGTCGCCATATTGGTTGGCCAGGTCCAGACGCTGCTGGTTCATCCGATCGGTGATGCCGTTCTGCTGATCCTGCAAGCTGCGCTGGCGGTCACCCAGCCCCAAGCCATCGGCGGCGCGCTGCCCCTGCAACCTCAGCGCCTGGACCTGCTGGTCGAGGGCGTCGGTGTAGGTCTGCACAGCCCGGGCTTGCTTAGCTAGACGCCCCTGCTCATTGGTCGCCAGCATCGAAAGCTCGGTGTCGGCGTCCTTCTGCGCCTTGACCATAGCCGCCCGAGCATCGGCGATCTTCTGATCCAACTGGATTCTCTGCTGAGCGCTGGTGCTGCTCCGCCCCTTGGCCTCCTCCAAGGCCTTGATCTCGGCCTCGTAGGCGTTGGTGATCTCGCCCTTCTGCTGCTTGATTATCGCTGCGCGCTGGGAGGCATAGGACTCTTGGGAGATAAGCCCCGCCTTCTGCGCCGCGTCCAGTTCCTTCTGGTGATTCTTGTACTCGGCCAAGATGGCGCTCAGCGCGTTTTTCTGTTCGTTGAACCCGGAGAGGTCGACAGATGCAGTCCGGCCGGCTGGGTCTTTGTACTGCTCGGCGATGTTGCTGCGGATCCTTGCTACAGTCTCAGGATTGAGTCGAGAATCCGCTGGATCTTTCTTCCTGATGATATCCAGCGACCGCTCGTATTCCTTGAGGGCCTCGCTGCGTTTCTTGGAATTGGTCCAGGCCGACTTCTCTAAGGCATCGACCTTGTCCATGGCCTTGATGGTCTTCTCGTTGGCCTCCGCCTCCTGGCGGTCGAATACAGCGATATCTTCTTGTGCTGCTTTCTTGTCCTTCAGGAACTGAAGTTGGTCGGTATAGAACGTGACCATTTCTTGCTGATTCTGGAAGCCCCCCACATCTCCGCGCTGAGCGCCAGCCAGGTTCGCTTCCATACGAGCAATATCATCATCGATGCTCGATCGACCGATGTTTTTCAGGGTATCCGCTGCCTTGGCGACAGCGTTGTAGCCCTGCTCCCACCAACTCAGGTTTTCGATGATCTTCGGGGTGCGCTCGTTAATCGTGTCTGCGAAAGCTTCGGTGGCGAGCTTGACTGCGTCTGCGTGCCTTCCCTGCTGCTCGAGCGCGGCAATCTGCGAGTACACCGAACTCGTGAGGTAGTTGTACTGCGTGTTCAGCGCGGCCGAAGCCTTCACTGGGTCATCCGCGAGCTTCACAAATTCGGCAATGGTGTCGGAAACTGCCCTACCCGTTGCCTCCTCCATCGATACGGACGCTTGCGCTACATCCATGAAGCTGTCACCAGCAATTTTGCCGCTGCTGGCAAGGCTGGCCAAAACCGAAGCAGCGGCGCCGGTTGTTCCAACAGTCGCGCTCACCTGCTTGGCCAAAGCCCCCAACTGGTCTGCAGTCAGACCAGCGGAGCTTCCCGTCAAGGTCAATGCATTATTGTAGGCATCCGCCTCTTCAGAACCTTTGTAGTAGGCGTAGCTCAGCACCCCAGCCGCCGCCGCTGCGACAGTGAATGGGTTCACCAACCCCATGACGTAGCCACCGAGGGCCTTAACGGCCGGGCCTACGCCGCCGAACATGTCCTTGAGCTGCCCGCCCTGCTGCAGCAATACCTGGAGCGGGGCCTGGCCACCCTGCAAGGACACCACGATGTCGGTGAACTGCGCCGGTACGCCGCGCAGAGCTGCTGCGGTGGCCTTGGCAGACATACCCGTCTTGTTCAGCGCAACATCGGCGCCGCTCAATGCGGTGCGCGTCTGGTCGATTTTCGCCTGGTACTCGCCGAAGGTCTCCGCATCGAGCGCGCCACTGGTGCGGAAGCCCTTCAGCTTCTGCTCCATCTGGTCCAGCCGGCCCATGGCCGCGACGGTTGGATCAATCTTGCCCAGCAGCTCCTCGAGCGCCTGCCCCTCTTCCCTATGCGCGCCGGTAGCCTTCTTCGCCGCCTCCGCCTGGCGCTCTTCCGTGGCAATCAGGGCCTGAGCCCGGCTGTTGATGGCCGCCTGACGGCTTACGCTGTCGGACAGCACAGCATTTGCCTGGGCGGTGACCTCAGCGGAGTGCTCGGTCGCCCGGTTGAGCGACTGAACGTACTGGCTGGCCTCCAGCGACGCCTTGGCCACGGCCATAATCCTGGCCTGCTGCTCGTCAGCGGATTCGGCAGCGCGCCGGCCGGCCTGGGCACCGGCATCCGTAGCATTGGTGAGCGCCTCTTGTACCTTGCCCGCCTGTGCAGCTTCGGTGCGGAACGCGCCCATGTTGGCGGCGGCGCTGCTGAACGCCGTGGAGGCGCTGGTGACGGCGCGCCCCACAGTGGCCATCTGCTGAGCCAACTCGGTCTGCTTGCCGTTGAGCGCCTGCAGCTCCTGAACGATCTGCCGGGTGTCACCCTGCAGGCTGCCCAGGGCAGTCTCCCAGGCTCGCCCGGTTCGTCCAGCCGACTCCTCACTGCGCTTGCCGGCGTCCGTCAGCTGATCGAGGTTGTCCTTGGCCTCGACGGCATCACCGGAGTCGATCTGCAAGCCAAGGGACGCGATGGTCGTCATGCTTTTCTCCGAGCAATAAAAAACCCGCCTAAGCGGGTTGAATATGCAGGGGCTCAGAGCCCCTTAAATGTAAAAACCCAGCGCGGTAGCTGGGCTCTAACCAATCATGGTTCGGTCAATTAGCCGCCTGAGACTATCGTTTCCGAGAGCCTCCAGTTCGTCTATCGGCCTGTGCCAGTGATATAGGAAGTCTTCGAGAGTCTCCCTGTCGACCACGTGCGTGACAACGGCTACCGCGATCTCGACTAGATCGTCACCGGGCGCAGTGAGCTCATAACCGTTCATCAGCATGAAGATCGATGTGGCTACCACTGCGGTGCGCTTGTTGGCGTTATGGAACGGGTGGTTTCGAGCCAGGCTTTCGAATAGCACGGAAGCCAGTGTTATGACGTCTTCCGTCTGAGCGAAATACCGATGCAGTCCAATGCTTTGCTGAGCCGTTTCGAGACTTGCCTGACTGAGGACCCCGCAGATTTCTCCCGGGGTCTTCATTTTGATCAGCCGCTCGTTGATGAGGATCAGGTCCTCACAGCTTAGGTAGAGTAGTCCTTTACACCTGGCTGGCATTGATTATCGCTTCGCCAGCTCTTCGATGGCGCGCTCGTAGCGCTCAAAGGTGATCGCGAAGGCCTGGTCCACCTGCTCTTCATGCTTTCCAAACTCAGGACGAGGCTCTACGACGTCTTTTTTACGACGTGGAACGTCAAATTTTGGGCGAGTTTGCAGAAGTGCGGACATTGTTTCTCTCCTTCGTGGCGGGCTTCATGCGTACCGCCATGGGCTCTGTATGAGCCAAAATTCCGGTGTTTTTTCCGTTCACCGGCGTACCAAAGGTACGTAATCGGCGCGAATAGTATCTACTCTGACGTCAAGTGTCACTGCTAATTCCGATGGAATTCGGCTATCCCGCCGATTGGCTATCGCAACGATTTTTCGGCCTCCTAAACAGAATCTTTAGGCTGCGCAATTACGTTGTAGCATGCTTATAGGCTGTTTACACCCCCTATACGAAGGTATTTTCGGTGATCGACGGCCGCTTCGCGGCTCTACTATGCGGCGTTGAATTCGGTCATTACGGCCAAGGCCTCAACCTCCATGACGCGGAGATCTGGGAAAATGTCGTTGAGGTCGCGGCGCTTGATGCCGAGCATTGAGGCGGTTGCGGGGATGGCGGTGTAGTCCAGGCCGGACGGGCCGCGCGAAGCCACCCGCCACTGCGTGCCCAGGGCATCGAACAGGCGGAAGGCTGACCATGCGTCTGGCCAGATCTCCACCACCTCCTCCTCGATGTCGTCAGGGGTCAGGCCCAGCACTGCCAGTTGCTCGGCGGACGGACCGCGCTCGTAGCAAGCCCGGGCCGCCGCCCTCAGTTTCCCAAGCGGGCCGGACTGTAGGCGGCTTGGTAGGCGTCGATTACTGCCTTCGGTGCGCCGGTGCAGGTGCGCACCAGGTCGGCGATGGCCTCGGCGCTGAACTCGTCCTCCAAGTCCCAGCCTGTGACGATATCGCCCAGCTGCTCGGTCTGCAGGGCGATTTCACCGGTGGTGACCTCCTCCCAAGTCGCGCCGTCCTTTTGGGCCTTCTCCGCCCAGGCGTCGCGCGCCTTGTTCCAGCGGTCGAACATTGCGGACAGGGCCACGCGGTCCATGTAGCGGAACTGGAATTGCACGGAAGCCGGCTCGGCGCCAATGCGCGGAACCAGCACTATGGCAGCGAAAGTGGGATTTTGCGCGATCTTGATCTTCGCCATGAGGCCTCCCTACGCGACGGCCAGGATGCGAACGGGACGGCCCGAGAGTGCGATGCTGATGGTGCGCGTCATGAGGCTGTTCCGGTCCATGGTCGGGGTGGTGGTGATGCTGACGTAGCCAGGGTAGAGGATCTGGTCGCCCCCTGGCAGCTTGAGGCGCACTACCGCGAGTTCCTTGCTGTCGCCGTAGTTCTCGACCAGGGCAACATAGGCGGCGCTCGGCTGGTCCTCGACGGTGATCGACAAGGTGATCGGGTTGCGGTTGGTCGGGAACTGACGGTCATCGTCATCCTCCAGATACCCCACAGTGAGGTATTGCTGCTCACCGCCAGCCGAAGTGAATGCAGTCACCTTGGAAATCTGCGCCCAGGCGGTCACAGGCAGGACCGAGCCTACGCCAGCACCAGGTGTGTACTTGTCCACGTTGGTGGTGTTGAGGCCTTTCAAGGCGAACGTGTCGGCGGCCACGTTTGCGGCGCTGACGGCACGGTCGGCGATGAGTGCCCAACCGGAGCTGACCAGCAGGACATCGCCATTCTCGATGTCGTGACCGGCAGCGGTGGCCACCGGCGGCAAGGCATTGGTCAGAGCGGTGAAGGCGACGGCGGCGCCAAAAATGCTGGCGATTTCCAGCACAGAGCCGTTCGGCAGCGGGAATTTTGCGGCCATGAAGGTTTCCTCGTTGTTGCCCGCCGGGCGGCGGTTGGTTAGGCCCCAGCGGGCGGTTGTTCCGCGACTCCGCGGTAGGTGAAGCTAGTTGGGACCGTGTAGGTCGCCGACTCGGTGATGGTTGGGCCTTGGTCAACTGGTCCGGTGATCAGGCCCTCGAAGCCGTTGCGGCTGAGCGACGAATCAACCCGGAAGAGGCTCGAAAGCTCATCGACCAGGCTCTCGGCGGTAGCCAGAGGCTCGCCCGCCGGGCAAACGATGCTCACCTGGTAGACGCCGGTGTACTCGTAGGCCTCGCCGCCCAGGTAGCGACAGGTGGTGCCCGCCGGCAGCTGGAAAGCCTGCAGGTAGGTTTCACCTGGTTGAGCTTCGAAGGCCTGCTGGAAGTTCGCGACCCGGATCGGGCGCGCCGTGGCCCAGGCCATCAGCTTGATCTCGATAGCCTGCCGGGCCTTTGCTTGGCTCATACGCTGTTGTTCCTGATGGCTTCGTCGACGATGCGTTGGAAGTTGGCCAGGGTCACCCTGACCATGCCGGCCGGGGCCTGCGATGAGTGCCCGTACTCCAGCGGGATAGCGTACGGCAGGTTGTTCACGATGTACGCTGTCTGGCCTATGGTCAGCGCCTGTACCTGGGTGATGAGCGCGGTAATGGCTTCACTGCCCGACGGGTCGATTCGATCGAGCTCTTCGGTTGCCGGCGAATCAATGGAGAACTGCCAGTTTCCCCGGAAACGCCCGCCCACATAGCCCTGGCCTGCGACCAGGCCGTTCACAGCGAAGTTCTGCTCGCGCTCGGTCTTGGTCAGGGGCTTCGCGTACTTCACGCCCTTGCGCAGCTTGCCGGCCTTGGTGAAGTTGTCCTGGTTCAGGTTGATCAGGGTGTTGCGGACCGTCACCTTGAAGTCGTAGTCATCGGCAGCTTTGTTGGCCTTGGCCCGGTGGGCCACGTTGGCCGCCCACAGCTCCGGATTGCCTACTGGTGACATGCGGATGACGCTGCTGCCGATCTCGATCACGATCTCGCGGAAGGTAGCGTCCAGGGCTTGCTCCGCCTGTTCTGCGAAGGCCCGTATGGCCTCAGCGAACCCGCCCTGCTGCCCGCCGTATCGCTGGGCCATGTGTGAGCCGCGCGCCATGTCACTTCCTCAGCTGAATGGTCCAGGTCGCCTGGGCCGGGTCCTCGTAAACGTTGAGCACGCGATACCCACTCACCTGGTCACCTATCTTGGGGGCAGCTGGAACATCGGTAGCGGCACCGGCCTGCCCCTCGAAAATCTCGTTTTGGAGCACCAGCAGCTTCACATCCTCGGTTTGGATGCGGGTCCCGTCGATCTCCTTGGCCAGATAGCTCCCGAACACACCGCGGCCGACGTAGTAGATGGTCGAGGCCGGCACCGTACCGCCGATATCAGGGTCGTAACCACCCTTCACTGTGCGAGACCCAGCCACAGGCTTCACCGTGTCGGCTAGGCCATCAGGATCATCGAAGGCTTCCGCCAGGTCGGCCTGAATTTCATCGCGCATGCCCATGGGTTAGATCCTCTTGAGCATCACGGTGCCAGTGCGCCGTATCCACGGGGCGATGAGGTCCAGGGCGAAATTTTCGCCAGTAGAGCGATCGACGGAGCCCGCGACATAGGTTTTGCTGGTCGAAGTGCCAGCCTGGGCCGATACCGTCTTGCTCTGCACCTCGCGCTGGGTGTCCTTGTAGAGCTTGCCGGCCGCAGCCAGCTTGGCCACCTGCGCGCCGGCAGTCACGATGGCATCCGGCACCGGGTCTGGCACCGGTCGCTTGATCTTGGCCGTGAGCCAGGCATTGGCCATGGCAACGGCGAGGACCGCATCACCATCGCCTGCCCAGCCCTGCCCGAGCGCCTGGTCAACATCAGCGACGGTGATGAAGTCGGTCATGGCTTATTCCTTCGACGGGATGAGGGCCTGCAGATCTGGCTTGTTGAGGGTGGGGTCGAAGGTGATCCCCAGGGCAGTCAGCCAGGCCTTCAGCTGAGGGACCTTCATCTTGTGAGGGTCGGTCTCGTCGTCGCCGCCCTCGTCCTCGAGCGCTTTGTCGATCTCCGCCTGACTACTGACCGAGGCATAGCCGTTCGGCGGGTAAGCCGACGCCTTGTAGCCCTCCGCCATCCATTGAGCGACGGTGGGGCCGTCCAAGCGCAGCCCTTCTTCGATCTCGCTGACGCTGATGCCCTGGCGCTGGTACGCCTCGCCGATGTGCGGAGCATCGCCCTGAACGGACACCGAGGTAGCGCCATCGATCACGCCAAAGAACTGGTCCAGGCGGCGGTAACAGGTGCCACGCTCGGTGCCCGGGGTGTTGGTGTAGATGACTTTCATGCTGATCTCCTGCGCAGGGCGCCAGGCCGGCGCCCCGCATCATGGGGTCAAGGGGTGGCGGTGCCGCTGATGACCGCGGCGAACGGAACCTGCTTGCGGTCGAAGACGCGCTTCCAGTTCGCTGCTGCGGCGTACTGGACCGCGGTCGGGCTGAGGTTGCGGTTCTCGCTGCCCTGCCAGCTGAAGCCGGCCGGTTGTAGGATGAAGGTCTTGCGCTCCCACAGAACCTCGGCGCCGCCACCGTTGCCGCCGCCTGGTTTGCGCTCCAGCTCGACGGGCTTGGTCGGATCGCCTTCGCCGTAGCCGAAAGCACCCTGGCCGAAGAACAGCGACAGGTACTGGCCCGGCGCGTAAGTCAGGGCGTCGTCCATGAATACCGGTTTGCCCAGGTAGGTCGCCAGGATGATCTTGCCCTGCGAGTCGCGCAGATACTCGATCATGTCCTGCTTCACCATCTGGTTCATGACGACCGAGTGCACGCCGATGGCGGCGAACATGTCGGCGGCGTCGCCGGCGGTGAAAGCGGCATCCTGGAAGGCATTAGCGCTGATCGAGGCGCCCGAGTCCTTGACCATGTCGCCACCGTTCTGGGCGATGTTGGCCGCGATGATGCCGCGGCCGGCGCCCATCAAATAGCGCTGCCACTGGCGGGTCCAGTAAGTGCCGAAGCGGTTGCGGATGTGCTGCATCGGCTCGGAGTTGGCCAGCTCGGCAGCCAGGTCGGAGACGCCGTAGCCTTTGTTGAGGTACAGGGTCCGGGCACGCATGCTGCCCTGCTCGGCCTTGCCAAGCTCGCCCTGGTCGTCAGGGTCATCGTTGGAAATGTTCGGCGCTTCTTCGGCGTCGAGATCCTGCCAGTAGCTGATCTCGGAAGTGCCCTGGCCGTTCTTGGCAATGTCGTCCAGGGTGGCAGAGCGGGTGATGATGCCCGATTCGAAGACGGCGGTCTTCTCGGGGGAGTTCACCGGCTCCAAGGTGCCGTAGTAGTCGGAAACGAAGATGTCCGACAGTTGGGTAGATGCCATGGGTTAGGTCCCTCGGGTGGCTTGGAGTTTTTTGAATGCGTCGGGGTTGTCACGAGCCATCGCAGCGCGCTCGGTCTCGGTGTACTCGCCCCATTTCTTCGTGGCCTTGCCACCGTTGTCGCCGGTCTGCCCGGCACCCTGAGCCCTTGGCCACAGGTGGGTAGCGGTCTCGCGCAGCGATTCCGCCCATTCGAGGGGAGACAGCGGGGTCTTGCCGTCCTTCCCGTACACGACTTCGCCGGCACGGTCGGTTGCGACAGGCTCGCCGTCTTCGCTCAGCTTGAAGGTGCCGCGGGCGCGAAGGATGATGTCCTCGGCAGCCTCGGGCAGCGCACCGGCCTTGATGGCGGCAGCGCGGATGGAATCAGCCAGCACCTTGTCGCTGTACTTGGCGGCGAAGGCTTCGGCCTTGTCCGCACGCTCGTTGGCTGCCTTGACCTGCTTGTCCAGGTCGGTGCGCAGGCGCTCGGTGCGGCGGCTGATGACCTCGTCCAGCTTGCCCTCGGCGATCAGCTTGGTCTCTTCATCTTGGCCGGCCTTTGCCAGCAGGCCCTTGACCGCTTCGATATCCAGACCGTCGAACTGGCCTTTCAGCTTGTCCAGTTCAGCCTTGATGGTCTTGTTGGAGCCGATCAGCTCAGTGTTTTTGGACTTGAGTCCAGAAACCTCCCTGTCCACATATTCCTGCACCTTGCCGCCCAGCGCCTCCTTGAGGGCTGCGGCTTGAGCATCGTCGAGGGTGAGGCCGTGGGCGGCCGGATCGAAGTCGAAAGGCATGTAATTATCCCCTTGGGATTAGTTGACCCGCTTAGCGAGATGGGAAAAATGGTGCTCCTCCCTCAAACCGGGGGAAGCAAGCTTTGGATTGAGAAGGAACGAGACAAATGCGTCGGAGACTTAGAACCCGCCTACCCGAACCTGAAAAACACAAAAGCCGCGCGGGCGAAGCAATCTTTGCTGCTGTTCTCGCGGCATTCGTGGCTTTGGTCGGCACGGGCCTAACCTGGTACTCAAGTGATAGATCGCTCAGGCAGGCGTTGATCCAGTCGTGCGTAAAACGCATTGACGAGCAGGAGGCCAAACTTCGCGAAAAAGCAGGGAGGTTCCTTGCTCGCAAGGCGGAGTGGTACAGCAAGACTATTAATCCAGAGATGAATTACGATGAGTACTATCGAGCAGGCGAACAAGCTATCGCCGCCGCGCAAGATCTGTCAGTGAACGCCCCATTGCGTCTTGGGCTCGCTGCAGTGATGGCAGCTGATTCGATTCGCATGGTCATGTCAGCCAAATCAGAGGAGGAACGGCTGGCAGTGAACAATGAGATAAGCAAAGAGGCTTATGACTGGCCAAGCTTTTTCTTTAGAGAAATCGATAACTACCGGCTGGATCGCATCAAGTGCCAGACAGATCCCGATGAGTACTAGAGTCCTGCCTCGGAGAAGGCTAAGGGCTCTACCGCCTTCAGTTGATCCAACGTCAAAGGCTTGAAGTTCTTATCCAACTGCAACGTGGCAAAGCGCTCAGCAGTCAGGCCGCCATCACGGAACAGCTTGCCGCGCACCGGTCCCAGCGCGGCGTCCTGGAACGCCGCTGGCTGCGTTTTGAGCCACTGGTAGTAGCTGAGGCTTGCCGAGACCTGCCCGCCGCCATCCGCGCCCACTGCTGCCCTTGTGGCACCCTCCCCGAACAGCGCCGACAACCTGGTAATCGGCGTGATGGTGGTTCGGCAGTGGATGTGAAACGGCGGCACAGGCCCCTTGCCTATCTCGTACTCGCGGCCATCCAGGCTCCGGCACTGCACGCTGGTCTTCCGGTCCAGAGTGGCGACGATGCGATAGCCCGGCACCACCTCGGCGTTCGCCTTGAGGGTTTCCATACGCGCCGTGGTGGCGACATGCTGGACTGCGGTCTGGACGACCGCCCGGGCGCTCCGGTTCGTGACTGCCAGCACGCCGTCCGTGAAGTTCTGCGCTGCGGTGCCCCGCACGGCCTGGGTGATTTCGGCGTTGCTCTGGCCTTGCACGACCCCCATCCGGATGGCATTGGTTACCCTGTCCGCTTCAGTACGTGTCCACCCACTCAGGAAGGGCTTGAGCAGCTTGCCGCCATCCACACCGGCCACCTGCAGGGGCTGCGTGTTGATCGCTGCCCGGATCAGGGAGTCCGCTGGCATGACCGCATCGATCAGCAGAGCCTTGGCCAGGCTGCGCCCCTCGAATGCAGCCTCGTACTGCGCAATATCCACCAGGTCGGACTGCATCCGGTCGCTGAAGGCCTTGTAGATTTCCAGCAACTCGCCGCCCACCCGGCCAAGAAACTCCTCAAGCCGGCTGCGGCTGTAGGTGGTCAGTTCCTTGCGGGTGAGTTGGTCGCGGACATGGGCGTCAGCGCGACGCAGATAGGTCTCAAACTTCTTAACCTCGCCAGCCTTGAGCCGCTCAAGCAGCACCGAGTGGCGGCTGACCTGCTCCAGCAGCTTCTCGTCCGCTGTTTGCTGCGGTTTCGTCGCCATCTTCTTTATCCAAGTTCACGCCGCCAGTGCCGTGATCGTCGCCGATCAGTTCGGCCTCTTCGTCGTAGGGGTGCTCGGGAAGCTTTCCAGTGGTCAGATACTGCCAGTAGGTCTCGGCGCTGATGGTGCCGGCCATGACGCTCTTCTGCAGCTCGGCCAATACTTGGGCATCTACTACCGGCATCACAAACTCCGGCTTGACCTTGAACGCGACTTCGTCCGGGTTGTAGCCCGTCCACTCAGCTGCGTATCGCAGGGCCTGCTCGATGCCGGCCGCGGCGGTAATGACAATACTATGTAGCGTGGCGTGCTGGTCATTCTGGCGTGTCTTGCGGGCCTCGCCCGACTCCGTACCGGAAACGTCCATGACCTTGGCGCCAGCCTCAAGGGCCGCGTTCTTCTGGTCTTCCATCGCGGTGCGGACGGCCTGGATGCCGGCACCCTGGAACTCGAGGTAGCCGCACGATCCGCTTGGGCCAAGGTCCCAGGCCGCCGATGGGCCGGTGACGCTGAGTTCCACGCTCTCGTCCAGACCAGATACCCACGGCTGCGGGTGACTGGTCTGGTGCAGCGCGGTGAAGTAGTCAGCACTCAGCTGGTACGACTTCAGCGCGGCCCGGGCCATGGTCAGCAGAGGGATTTCGTCCACATCGGGCGAGTTGTCGGTGGAGCCGCAGTAGATGACGGGGATGTAGCCCAGGCCGCGCACCAGGTTGTTGCTGCCGTCGACGGTGCCCAGAGGGCGGTCGTCCTCAATCAGCTCGCCGGCCTCGTTACGCACACCGGTGCGACAGACTGAGCCATCTATGTAGAACTCGCGGTAGACCGTCTCGTATTCGTGGCTGTAGCGATCCTGCTCCTTGCGCCTGAACTCGCGGAACACCGACAGCACCAGGTCCTGGCGACCACCTTGGTCGGCGGTGTCCCAGTTGATGGCGTTGCGAACCGCATAAGTGGCGAAGTATGGCTGGCCCGCGTCATCAATGTTGACCACCAGCGGCACCCGGCCGTGGGAAATAGCCTGGCGCACGATCCGCAGGAACAGCTGGCTAAGGCCGAAGCCATCGGCCGTAGCGTTGTCCTCCAGCCTCTTCAGGCCCGCAGGCAGCTTCACCTCGGGTATCAATCGCGAGACCAGGCCCATCATTGAGCGCAGCGAATCCCGCACCCAGTGTTCGTATTGGGCCCGGGCGGTGTAGTTCTGGTACAGGTAGGCATTGCCGGCGCCATCCAACTTCTCGGCCTCGGTCATGCCGCTGGGCTTTGGCAGGTTGCGCGGACTGCGCTTGATAGCGCCCTCGCCCTCCAGGGCGTCATCCATCATCCGCCACTCTTCGATGTGAGCGTCGTAGTCTGGGTTGGTGGATTGAACAGGCATTACGCCAAACCTCCGATGCGGCGGGTGCCGGCGGACTGAGTCTTGATCGGGAACCGCTTGGCGATGAAGTATCCGGCGGCGTCGTTCATGTGGTCGTGCCCTTTCTTGGGGTCCTTGTCCGGTTCACCCTTATCGGTGTAGGTCTGCCGCTCCAAGCACTGGGTAAGCTGCGGGCATTGGTCGATGTTGACCTTCAGGCGCCGCTCACCGTAGGTGTTGAGGAACATGGCGTTGACCGCGTTGATGCGATCCTTCACGCCGGGGTTCTGTGAGTCGACCACCACGGTGAAGCCGGCCTTCTTGAGCAGGGACAGGTCCGATTCGCTAGCGTTCTTGCTACTGGTGTTCTGGCCACTAGCGTCTGGGTACACGGAGACGCTGTGGCCAGAGAAGCGAACCTTGATCTTCTCGATCATCTCGGGCGTATCCCGCACCGAGTGGAACTCATCCAGCGCCAGCGGCAGGCCGTCCCGGACCACGTACACGACCGCGGCCATCTTCATGACGTTGAAGTCCATGCCGATGTGCACGGCCTCGCCCGGCCTGATGCGCTCACTGGTGCGACACTCGGCCCGGTCGAAGGTGTAGTACACGACTCCGGCGTAGTTCTCGAAGCCGGCCTCGTATTCCTGACGGAACGTGCGCGGGTCCATCTTGCGGCGGGCAGCGTCCAGTTCATCGGCCGGGACGTTGCCGCCCTGCAGCGAGGTGTACTGCCAGCTCTTGTGATCCGGCTCGCCGCCCGGCTGTCCGTCGCGGTAGGTGTCGTAGCAGTGGTTGAAGCCCTTCGGGGTCCCGATCCGCAGCGCGTGCCCGCCCTTTCTCGACTCGCCGGTCTGAGGAATCGTGTACTGGCAAGTCGAGAGCATTGGCCTGAGCACTTCTTCCCAGGCTGCCCACGGGCAGTCCGCCCATTCGTCCACCAGGACGAAGAACAGGCCGGAGCCCCGCAAGTTGTCGTAATTGTCCAGGCCGACCACACGCATGATGTGGCCGGACTTCAGGGTGATCGAGCACTCGGTCTCGTTCGGTCGAGCTGCGCGCCAGGCTTCTGGGATGGCCTGCTTCAGGCGGCGCCAGAAGACCCGCTTGGCCTGCTTGAACGTCGGCGCGCCATACCAGATCTCGTCCTCGACGCTCACGCCCCACTCCGCAGCCAATCGGGCCGCGCGGCGCATCTCTGCCTTGCCGAGGAAGGTCTTGCCGAATCGACGCCCGCACACCGCATCACGGAAGCGTGCCTCAGGCTGAAAGCCCCAAACGTAGATGTTCGCCTGCTTCGGCGTCAGCTTCACCGGCGGGTCATAGGTACGGGGTAGTCGGGACACCTTCGTCTGGCTCCAGCTTGTACTCAGCAACTGCGTGCTGCTGGTCCGCCTGGGAGCCCAGGGGCTTGTCGGGTTCGATCTTGCGGTTGACGTACATATCGCCGCATTCCTTGGCCGCCTGCTCGTACAGTTGGGCCGTCAGGGTCAGGTTCCGCATCCCTTCGGCTTTGTCAGCCATCCGATTGAGGCCGCGCAAACGGTAGGCCTTGTTGGCGATGGGAATCTCAGTAATGTCTTCGCGGAAACGCTTGCGAGTGTCTTCGAACAGCTGCTTCCACTTGGCGGCCAACCCCTTCCCAGAGACCTTCGTGGGGTCGTGCGACTCGATCTGCTGCCGGGTGATGGTCAAGCCGAATTCCTTTTGGACCGACTCGGCCACCTGGGAAGGCGTATCGAAGCAGGCCAAGGCCTGAATTACGAAAACCTTCACCTCACTTGATAGGGCTGCCATAGGCGTTCATCCGTCCAAACCTGTCCAAAAATCAGGCCGACTTCAGTAGACAGGTTCCGCAGGCCCTCGAAATGTTGATCTTGGCCACCTCTGGCGGCCGGCTTGCAGCATCGATCAGCTGCTGTACGTCGTCGCTGGCACCGTAGCGCCTCACCACCCCGACGAACTCTTCGACGTCGTGGCCACGCAGGTAGAGCTTGGGCATCCCGTCCTGGGTGAACTTGGGTGCGCCGAACTCATCGGTCGTCTGGGCGATGTGGTACAGCTCGTGCTCGACCAGGGCGCAGAACTCAGCATCGGTGCACTGGGAGCAGTAGTCGGCGGCCAGGGTGATGAGGTAGTCCGGCTCCTCGCCGAACCACTCCCGCATCTGCTGCTCTTGCCGGGCCTTCTGCCATCCGCCAGCGCGGAACATCAGCTGCTCGGCCTGGCCAAGGACGACCCGCCCTTGCTTGGCGAACCCGCTGGACGCCCATAGCACGCCAATGTTGGCGTCCATCAGGTGAGCATGGTCTGGGTTATGGATGCTACCGGTGTCTGCAAGGATCTCGCTCTGCACCCAATCCCACACACCGGTAGCCGGGCGTAGTGTGAGCCACATGGATTCGATCAGGTCTGCCGGCGGAAGTGGTCTAGCCAAAGTGCTTAGCCTCCAGCCGCTTGTGGCACCGACTATCAACATGAGGCAATCTTGCAGAGCACCATTGATCAGATAGGGATTTCACTGATGCCATTTCCACCGAAGGAACGTGCTGCACTATTGGAACTCAAGGGCGTAGGCCCGACGGTCATCGTCAGACTTGAGCAGATGGGTATCGAATCATTAGCCGAACTGGGCAGAGCCGATGTTACCGACATCTTGGCGCGAGCATCTGCCGCATTGGGATCTACGTGCTGGAGAAATAGCCCTCAAGCAAGAGCAGCTATTACTGCCGCCGTCGATTTTGCGAAAGGTGCACGAAGCCAATAGCAGATCCTCACGTGATCACCATCCTGTGCGTCTCGGCATGAGCGTGGCCGTGCAGGATGGCAGCGAGCAACCCCTGAGGAAGCCCGGCTTCCTTGGCCGCAACAATCGCTTTCACCAGAGCGGCATCGAACTCGGCCACCGCATGGACGATATCCATGCTGACAGGAAGCTCATGGCGAATTCGCGTGACGTTGCTCATGGAGTCCTCTCGCGCCACGAAACGGCGCATATCGAATTTGTGGAGTCCTACCCCGGCTGGAACACATGGCCGCGCCGGGCTACCGCATACAGGACGATCCCCAGCTTGAGGATTACGCCGTACAGGGTGGGCACGTGGCCGTTCATGGCCAGGACGAACGCACCGAATGCCCCAATGGCCACCAGGTAGAACGCGACGGCCAGCAGTGGCGCATCCATTGGCCTGATCCGGCGCAGGTAGTCGCACGCGGCGATCACCACCAGCACGCTCAGGAAGGCATTGGCGCCGATCAGGACTGAAATCAGGGTCGAGCTCATCAGGTAGCTCCCTTGGCTCCGAACTGACCCACGAGCGACTTCAGCACCGGGATGATGTTCATTGCCAGAAGGCCTATCAGAAAGGCCACGCCGTATTGGGTTTCTCCGCCGGCTTCAAGCTTGAAGAAACTTATTGCCAACGGGGTGCAGAAAACTGCCGAGGTAAACCCGGTGAAGAAGGCTGCGACCGCCTGGCCCCGGGTGAGGCCCCGCAGGAAGGTCAGCGAGAGGATCGCTCCTGCGAAGCCGCCAATGATCACGCCGTACTTCACCAGCAGGACGCCGGCAGTCGTGCTTGCTGGTTCGGCCATGAATGGTTCCTAGAAGAAAAGGCCCGGGGGTGAGGCCCTATTTAGGGACCGGGCAAGTGCGATGAGAGTAAAACCATGGCTGCGTGCTATCGTGATTCGCACATTTAGACGACGAGCTGAGCAATGGAAAAATCAAATATTGAGCGCTTTGACGAGATCACCGCCCTTATCCTCTCAACGCTTTACTCGAAGTTTCCTGAGCCTGTCTTTTTGTGTCCAAAAGCACTTGGGCTGAGCAATGAGGAGCCAACAAGAGATGAAACTGGTGGCGTGATCTACACATCAGGCTGGAGGGAATTGAGCAATTTTATTGATCACTCAGCCTACTGGCTCGCTGAAGAGGGTTACCTGTCTCAGCGAGCCGGCCGCATCAGTTCGCGGTATACCCTTTCTGCAGCTGGGCTTAAATCGATGAAGCATGTAGATCAGCCAGAGATTGGCAGTGACACGCTGGGCGAAAAATTGCGAAAGGCGTCGTCCGAAGGGGCTAAAGCGACGACCTCGAAGCTCGTTGACCAGTTCCTGGCTGTAGGTGCGTCGCTGATCACCAAATCTATGGGGATCGAATAGCGCACGCCAAATAGGAAACCCGGCGCAATGGCCGGGTTTTTGGTGGTATTTGCCAAAGGCAAAACTCTAACAATGGGCAAATACTGCCACTACGCGTGCGGGAACGCAATAGGCCCTCATGCGGCCTCTTTCATTTTGTAGATTGCGGCCGCCACCGGCGACAGCGCACGCTTGTCGATGTCCTCGCAAACCTCGAAGCAGATCTGCACGAATGGCTCCCAGTCCCTGGCCCAGGCGCATGAGGGAAGCGTCACGCCGTACACATCGTCGATCCAGCGCTTGAACCACTCCGGGCTTTCAAACGGGTCCTGCGCCGATGACTGCCCGCCCTGGTGCATGCGGCGGTAACGGAACATCACGCCCTTGGCTACGTACTCACAGCGCTCGCGCTTGGCCGCGGTCATACGGCCCGACCTGGCCATTGCCAGCGAGAACACGCACTCCTCGGCCACCTCGCGCTCGTTGTCGCCGCTCTGCGGGGCATACATGAAGTTGCCGAAGGCGCGCAGACTGCCGGGCAGCTTGAAGATGGCCGCCTGCACACCACCGGCCAGGGCCTGGTGCACAGCATGGCTCGCCTTCCGCTGCTTCTCCGTGGTCTGGACCATGGTGCCCAAAAGGCCCAGCTGTTCGATGAATGCGCCTTGGCTATCCCAGGCCGTGTAGAGGCAGTCATGCCACGCTTGGCGCGCGCTGTTCAGTTGCATGGGCCGCCCTCCTCACGCTTGCGCTTGGCCTTGATGGCTGCCGCACGTGCGAGCGCGTAGCCGCCGAAGATGACCATGGCCAGGATCAGCAGCTGGCCGCTGTCGGTTGGTGTCAAGTTCATGCTGCTGCCCTCCGGAGGTCTTTGAGTTTTTGCCTGTACAGCGCCTTGATGGCCTGCAGGTCTTCGATGGTCAGGCGCTGGGGCTTATGAGGCCCTTCGAGGAATTCCACAGCTTCGGCGCCAATGCGCTTCACCAAGCGGATGCGGTACTCGACCGCGTTGCCCGACAGGTTCCGGTTGCACTTCACGCACTGACGGTGGACGTTCAGCGGCTCGAAGCGCAGCTCCGGACAGGCTCCCACCGACCGGTAATGGCCGGCGTCCCAGCGGCTGCCGGTGATGAGGTCGTGGTCGCTCGGCAACGAGTCGCAGCTAATGCACGGCAGGCCGGCGTCGCGCTCACGGATGTAGGCGTTGAACGCGGTCTGCGCCTCGGCCATGTGTTCGCGGCGGGTCTTCAGCTTCTCCCGGCGCTCCTGCAGGTCCTGGCGGGCCTGCTTGGTAATGGCCTTGGCCGCGATCTTCTGCACCTTCGAGTCCTTGGACATGGCCAGCGCGCAGGCGATGCTGCACACCTTCTGCGTGGTCATGGTCGGCTTGAAGGGTTTGCCGCAACCTGGGGCCTTACACTTCTTCGGTTTGATCTCCTTGGCCAGTGTCATGCCGCCTCCTCGCTCAACAGGTCACTGAACACAACACCCTGTGGCGCGAACTCGGCCAAGATGCAGTCGGTGAACTGGCAGCCCTGGGCCCGGTCGAACAGCCGGGTCACCGGGAAGCCATCCGGCCCGAACATCGCGCACGGCCCCATTAGGCGAAGCTTCACCTCATACGGCAGGTGGATGAACGACTCGGCCCAGCCGGTGCGGAACTCATCGCAGCCGGCGCGCATGATCGGCACGCCGAAGTGCAGCTTGCAGTACCGGCGCACATCCTCGATGTCGCCCATCTCGGTGCTCTTGGCGATTCGGTCGTACATGGCGAACCACAGAGCGTTCTGATCCAGGGTGCGATCCTTGCCCGGACGCATGGTGACCACGACGAACTTCTTGTCGCGGAACATGCGGGTCAGCATGGTCACGGCCTCGGACAGCTTGGCCTTGCTGTTTACGCTGATTTTGTCAGCCATGAGCGCGGCCCTCTAGACGATCCATCGATTTGATGAGCGCGCGGTCATGCTCAACCAGGCCCCGGGCCTTCGAGTAGAGCGCGTGAGCGCGCAAGCCGGTGTGTGGGCTGCTGGAGTAAAAGTCCCAGCTCAGGTACCAGCCGCCGAGGAATAAAAGCGCGTTATCCACCTGACTGCGAATCAGGAGATCTCTTTTGAATAGGCTCACACCCCCTCCCCAGCCGGCTGCCCGGCGCGCTTGATGTTCAACTGAGCAATGGCGACGCGTGTTTGCCGTTTACGCAGATAGGTTTCGATGCGACGGCGCTGTTCTTCTTTGGCGCGCTGGCGGTCTTTCTTGGCCTTCGCCGCCTCGAGGATGCAGCGCACCTCGGCGAGCTTTTCGCGGGTCTTGGAACCAGCGTACGGGCGCACTTCACCAGTGAGCAGGCCGGCAATAGCTTGGCCGTCTTGGGTAATGGGTGCGATGCGCAGGTCGGCCAGGTACTTAGCACCGGTTTCGTGGGTGATGAGCTGAGCGCGGACTGCCGACTCAATCGCAGTGACGCGACGGCCCTGGTCGTAACCCAGCGAAACCTCCCACTTGGCCGGCTGGTCCTCGGCCCGCGCGAAGCTGACCAGGCGCTCGTAGGCGCTCATGAAGGCCATCCGGGCGCCGACCTTGTCGCCGGCTTCAAGGATTGGCTCGGACGCGATCATGGCCTGGCGGATTTCAGTGGTGAGCACGACCGTCTCATGCTCGTCACTTGCCGCCAGGGCGATCGACCACGCCTCATCCTTGCCCGGGCGAGTGTCAGCCGCGTGGATGTGCTTGAGGACCATACCGAGCGAAAGGCGCCCAGCTGGCTCTCTCCGGCACGCACGCAGTGCGCCAATGATCACGCCAGGCTCATAGGCCGAAAGATCCTCAGCGATCAACTCAGCGCCTCCCGCGCTAATCACCTGCCCCATTGCCTCGGCAGTTGCGCAGATGGCCACGGCCAGCTCGGCTTGTTGGTCAGAGGAAAGCATTGCGCTTACCCCTCTGACGATTGCGGATCGCGTCAGCCGCTTCCTGGGCCGCGTTCATGTTCGCCTGGGTCTGTTCCTGTTGGCGGGCAGTCGTGGCGTTCATCTGGCGGTTGGTCACCCACTGGGTGTGGTAGGCCTCAGCTTTGGCCAGCAGGTCGCCAAGGTTGTGGCAACCGTTGATCAAGCGCGCGTCGTTGATGGTCAGGAAGTACGCGGCTACATGGTGAGCGACATCGATGCCGAGACGGCTGATCAGTTGGCCAACCTGCCCGCCTGCTTTGGCGTTCCATACCGGCCATGCGTGGTAGCGCTTGCGGTAGGCCATGGCATAGTTCGCCCAAGCCTTGAACGTTTTGCAGGACTGTTCCTTCGGCCCTGGCATATCGGCCGGGATCTCGCAGCGCGGCTGCTGAGCCGTAAACGGAAGCACGATACCCTCCGCGACCACGGCTTCAGCCTGGGTCGCAACTGGTTCAGTGACTGGTTCCTTTACTGATTCAAAAGAGTGACTGGTTCTGGGTGCAGCTCCTGCACTACCCCCTAGTGAATCTGCTGCACTAGGGGGTGAACCTGCTGCACTACCTTGGTGAATTTCCTGCACTACCCCTAGTGAATCTGCTGCACCACTCAACGTCAGGTAGTAGACGTTCGAGGAGTTACCCTTAGGACCACCCTTGCGGATTTCTTTGCGCAACAGGCCGGCACCGCACAGGGTGCTGATGTGGTTCATGACCGAGCGCTTGCTGATTTCGCATTGATCGGCGATGTGCTGATACGACGGCCAGCATTCTCCCTGGTCGCTCGCGTTGTCGGCCAGTTTGATGAGCACCAGCTTGCGCAGCGGATTGCCGACCTTGGTCTTCATGGCCTTGACCATCAGTTCCATGCTCATGCTGAGATACCCAACTGCAAGACAAACCCGGCGACGATGACCCCACCCCACAGAGCAAGAGCCCGGAACACATCAAGGGCGCGTTCAGCCCTCTGGGCATGCCTCAAATACGCCATTTTTTCCTCGATCACACGGTCGAAGAGCTCTTCAATCTGATCGTATTGGTCGGGAGTCATGCCCCACCTCCAGAGACGACCAGGCTGGCCAGGTCGGCGAAGCGGTCGACGTACCAGTGCGGCTGGGTTTCGCGCGGGCATTGAGGGCTGGTCAGGTTCTTGCCATAGCGCAGCCCCTTGTCAGTGATGGCCCAGAACGTGACCGTCTCCTGCTTGGAGTTCTTGCGCTGCATGAGCTTGAGCACGCCGGCTTGCTGCAGGCCCTTGTTGAACGACGCGGGCGACATGCGGATACCGTTGTCCTTGAGCAAGGTGGTCAGGGCCTTGGTCGGCAACGAACTGCCACCAGTTGCGTCAGCCGGCGCATCCACTGCATAGCTGGGCAGGAACTTCGGATCGAGGCCGTTGTTCTCGGCGATCTTGGTCAGCATCTGCATCTGGCAAGACGCGGCCGGCTTCAGGAGGCGCGTGAAGCACTCCATGATGGCGATTTCGCCGATCACCTTGGTGCCGTTTGCCATCACGGCCTGGTGGGCTTCAGACTGGCCTTCCAGCTCTCGCCAGCGACGAATCACCTTCATGCGCAGTCCAGCGCTATACCCGGTCAGCAAGCAGTCGGTGTGCTCGCGGTCAAGCAAATACTCGACCTGCTCGCGGTTCTGCCCGTCCAAGTAGATGTGCTCAAAACTGAGTACATCTGCTTTCAGTTCGGCAAGCATGGCAACAATGTCACGCTTGACGTTGGCGTGACGCTTGCCAGTCAAGCTAGCGATCTCTCGCGACGACATCGTGCGCGCCACGAAATCGTGGTTCGCATTTTGTGGCGCAGCCCTGGAGAGGGCCTGTACATGAGGGAAGGAGGTATGCATAATCGTCCTCGAAGCAGTATTAGAAGAAACCGCCCCGCCAGGCGGTTTTTTTGTGCCCGGGGTTCGTACCGTGATAGTGCGAAGCCCATGGGCACCGATCCGCGCATGCGCGGAAAAAATGACGCCATTCCGGTTGCTCTGCCTGTAGTCAGGCCTTCCCTTTTCAGGGACTTTTAAGGCCGAGGCAGATGCCGGAGCTTCCCGGCGCCTTTAGGCCTCGTTTTCTCGAGGAGGCTTTCCCGTACTAACTGGACGGCGTACTGCTCGGGGGTCACCCCGGCTTTCATCGCCATCTCTTCAAGCTTTCGGTAGAAGCGCTCCTCGAGGCCGTGACAAATCAACGTTTCGGCCATGAGTCCCCCTTGCGGGCCTTCAGGCCGTGTGCGCAGTCTCGTTATCATCCTGAGCAATCAGCAGAGCGAGCTTCTCCTCTACACACATGCGCACGAACACAGCTGGTTGAAGGCGGTGAAGCTTTGCAACCGCCCTGACAGCCTCGTAGGTGTCCTCGTCGTAACGGGACTTAATCTCCCGGTCTTTCAAATGGCGGCTATCGTCGTAGCTCATTGAGTGGTGGCTCCTTGCTGGGAAAGTGGTTAAGCGGCGGAAAGCGCGTGGCTCGAATTGCTGTCGATCTGGTTCCACGGGAACGAAGGACACAGGTCGGCACGATTCACAGCGCCATTCGTAAGCACCTCAATCTGGAGTGCGCGCTTGGCTGGGACCGTGCGCTCTCCTGAACACCATTGGTTGACGGTCGGCGCCGCCACCTTCAGCCGGCGAGCCAATTCCGCCTGGCTGCCCAGCACGCGGGATGCTTCTTTGGCTGCTTCTGCTGATTTCATGAGTTCTCTCCTGGAGATTTACCGATGAATATAAGGCATTACCTTATTCGGCACAAGCCATTGCCTAACCAGCACCCCGATTGGCCTAATTAGGCAATGCTTACCGGACCAGAATTAGGCGCAGCCATTGAGGCTGCGCGGATCGCCAAGGGCGTATCGAAGAAACAACTAGCAGACGACTTCCAGGTGAAGCCTCCGTCGGTACAGGGCTGGGTGAAAAACGGCCGAATCGACAAGTCGAAGCTGATGGACGTCATCGCCTACTTCGCTGATGTCGTAGGCCCTGAGCATTGGGGGCTGCGCGCAGGCTTTACCTACGAGAGCCTGCCGGACGTCGCCTCAGTATCGGTTGAAGAACCGGCGCCCACCTCGGCTGCGGATATGGTTCGCAACATGCTCGCCAAACAGGGGAAGAACCTGCCGGAAAGTGCTCGCGCGCAGCTGATGGCAGCCGCTGAAGCGTCGGACCAGGGCAACGTAATCACCGTCGACTTCTCTCGCCCTGGGCTCGTCGGGGATGAGGTTCGGATTGCTCACTACGATGTGCGTGCGGCCATGGGCAACGGCCAGGCCACGCACGACTACCCGGAAATGCTCAAGGATATCCGCGTCAGCCCGAGCCATCTCCGCGAGTTGGGTGTTGAGTTCGAAGAGCACTTCCACTTGAAGGTGGTCACCGGCTGGGGCCAGTCGATGGAGCCCACCATCAAGCACCGCGACCCGCTTATTGTGAATATCAACGTCCGCGAATTCGTGGGCGACGGGATTTACCTCTTCGTCTGGGATGACCTGCTCTATATTAAGCGCCTGCAGGTGGCTGATGAGGAGCACTTCGAGATGATTTCGGACAACCCGCGGCATAAGGATCGGTTAATCCGCAGAGACATGACCTACATCCAGGCCAGGGTGCTGCTGGTCTGGAATGCGCATCTAGTCTGACCATTGAAACTAGCCGATCAGAATCAGGTAGAGGCATCCATGGAATACACCAGCAGCATGGCCGTCGAAACACTGCAGATCAGTGATAAAGACGTCAACAAGTACATAAATGAACGTATCGGCTCTAACGCATGCCCTTGCGGAAGCGGAGAGTTCGAATTAATCATTGACTCAGAAGCAACGCCATCTGTGATGACCATGAAGGACGTCCGAGACGAGTTCAATGAGCATTGGTTTTTTTGGCAAGCATGCAACCATTGCTCGCAATCTAAAATGATCGCCGCGTCGCGGGTGTGGGCATGGATCAAGGAGCAAAACTCGAAAAATGTCGACTAATATTCGAGCATTTCCTGGATCGGCTAGGGGTGACACTGGGTCCGGGGGCAGCCATACTGGCGGCAACGGAGGAGGATCAGATTTGGAATCTCGCGTAGCAGCATTGGAGAAAGCAATCCCGGACATCAGGGAGAGGCTGGCTCGCGTTGAGACAAAGCTGGACACCATCGAGAAGACAATGGCTACAAAATCCGATCTGGAAGCAGTTCGCCACTCTATCGCAACGGATGTTCAGAAGACTGTAGCTGATGCTACATGGCGTTTCGTGCAAATCTCTGTGGTCCTAGCCGGCCTAGCCTTCACTGCCGCAAAATTCATTGGCTAACCCCGCCGCAATTATAAGCCCGCATTTGCGGGCTTTTTCATGCCTTCACGCTTTTTTCACGCCCTACCCTGCACAGTTGAGACTCATCCGCTTCCCTACGTTAGCCCGCATAGCAGTGCGGGCTTTTCTTTGCCTGTGTTTTGCAGATGGCCGCATGAGCTGTCGGTGGCCGTTGCCAGGCTTGCCTATAATCAGGCGCGGATCACCTCAAGGCGATCCCGACCAGCCGGTGTAATGGCGTTCTCCCCTTCATCGCTAATGCGATACCGTCCGGACACCATCTTGGTTATTGAGAACCGGACCAGCTCGCTTTGGGATAAGGCTTCGCCAGCTTCGAAGCTCATTGCCTGCTCCAAGTCGAAGATTTTGATTTCTCCGATTTTGTAGCGGGCGAAGGCTACTAGAGCGTTATCCAATTCCTGTTGGCTGATCTTTCGAGCGACTTCCATTCGACCTCCCAGGTCATGAGAGTCCCGGTCCGTGGGATTGGGGGCAACGAACCGGGCGGTTTGTTGAAGGCGGACCGTACTACGCCTCCATAGAAGTCGCTACTGGCTTTCCATCCATGCTGGATAGGTGGGCAGGCTACTGATTCCATCCGCTAAAAAGGCGCCTCTTCCTCCACCCTCTCCTCTTCCCAGTCTTTCTCCACGACTAGGTCTCGATCGTCTGCGCTCTGCGGCTCCCACCGTACCGTCACGCTCTCGTCATCATTGAACGTCAGGTCCAGTTCTGGCGTTTCGGCCAGCAGGCCCATCACCTCCTCCCATTCCATGTCTCCATCCGTGTCCAGGCGATGGATCGTCACCCAGCGCTGAGCTTGCGCGATCGGGTGATTGATCATCGACGAGACCCGCAAGCCAAGGCGCTCCAGCCCGGTCATCTCCTGGCGAGCCTGCGGCGACGACTTCTTCTGTTTGGCCATTCCTTCCTCCGTTAACTGTACATCCATCCAGTATTAGGCGGAGCTTACCCGAGCCATCGAATGATGCAAGCCCGGATAGCAGATTAGGCACGCATGAAAAAGTTAGGCATTACCTATTTACAAGAATTAGGCATTGGCTTATCGTCCATCTCAAGCAGTCACTCACGAGTGACTGCAGAGGCCCTCTCAGGCCGCCGCTCTTTAACAGCCAGCGCCATGCCCGACTACCCGGCCCAGCCGGTTAGGTCACTCCCGGCTCCATCGGTGGGAGGTCAGTAAACCGATGAACAAAACCGCACTTGCCTCTACCGGCGACCGGCGATCCGACAGGCCCGAAAGCCTGCCCACGCGCAGCCCACTGCGACGGCGGACGAGGTGTTGACCGAACTGAGTGAATGACCTGGTAAGCGGGTGCGGAGAAACACAGATTTCACTGGCTGGCCTTGGCGACAGGGCCAGACGGGAAATCGATTGCTCAACCGGCGTCGCGAAGGCGAGTGAGCCAAAAATATTGAATCAGACACTTGCCTACTGGGTCAGGATTTATGAACGCAGTAAATCTGACGAGGTAACAGCAATGACTATCGAAGCAGAGACACTCGCTCAACTTACCGAAGCGCTCCAGGAGCGCGGAATGTACCTAGTTTCAGACATCGCATTTACCAGAGCGCCTTACCGGCATAACCACCGCTGGATCTGCATCGTGGAGTGACCATTCTCACTGCCGGCGGCTCAGAGTAGGCCTCTACCGCCGGCTCCTCTGCTACTTCACCCAGCTCCAGCCCCCCGTTTCTTTCCTACCCCCATCCCAACATATCGACCGCATTGGCAGGTGCCAGGCCACCTTTCACGGTGGGTTTGGTCACCCGCGCCTGGCTCCTGGCCAATGCGGTTGCAAATCGAGCAAATCAACATGAGCGAATTTGGTTACTGCGAAGGCGACATCTGCGCCCGAAAGGGCTGCAAGGGCGTCGTCAAAGAGCATGGCGTTGAGAACTGCAGCTGCCACATCAACCCGCCCTGCGGTTCGTGCACTGCTCCACGTGGCTACTGCGAAGCGTGCGGCTGGGAAGAGTCCGAAGACGAGATAGTCAACGACTACGTCGTCAGCGTGAACAAGGAGACCGGCGCCTACCGGTGCTGGGAGCCGCGTCCGCTTGACCCGACCAAGATCGACTGGCGCACCAGTTCTCACACCTACTCCTCGCAGATCTGCGAAGGCGTTTACCCAGAAGGAACAACCCGCGACCAAGTCGTGGAGAAAGTGCGCGGAACGTTCGGTGGCCGATTCGAAAGCTTCGGAAATGGCCGCTTCAAGTACATCGCATACACCGACTGACCACCACATGGAGGCGACCATGGGCGCACTTCGAGCAGCACAATGGCACTACGACAACCAGTTGCCTCCAGCGGTGAGCGCGAGCGCGGCCGAGGAAGCTGAGACACGCTGGATCGACGACGGCATTGCCGAGCTGATGGCGCGTCGTGACGTAGTGTTCCAGCGCAACTTCCGCCAGCGTGGAGTGACCTACGAGCGCTTCGCCCAAGCGGTGGATGAGTTCGTGATGGGCCAGCTTGGGCAGTCTGGCATCAGCAATTCGGTGCTAGGCCGTCTGGTCCTGGCCGCGCGCTGCAAGGTCACCAGCGATGCCGCGGCAGCTGCCGACGAAATCATGAGCGTGGCGAGCCCTGAAGTAGCACTACAGGAGATCGCCCGCCAGCTGCTCACGCCCTTCGCTAAGGAAGCAGTGCTGGCCCAGGCCGAGGACGCGGGATGAATCCTCACAGCGTGGCGGTCCGCGCCATTGAGGCCGCAATCGAGACGATGCTTTTGCCGGGCTCTGGCCCGGTAGAGGAAGCGAAGGCCGAGACGATGGTCGTCGCCTACTTCTCCATCCTCGTCATCGACTCCAACGAGTTCAAACACTACTGCGAGCGCATTCGGCGCATTGCCGAACGACGCAAGGAGGCTGCATGACAACTCCAGTTTTCCCTTCGCTGATTGACGACCAGGTGGCCGAGGTCGCCCAGGCCGTGCCAGACGATCGAATCCTGCTGGTGTTCAAGGGCCTGACCATGGAGGACGCCATGAATCAGGCGCGACTGGCTCACATCGAGAACCCGGCAGCTTGGTCGGGCCGTGCCTACCTCTGCGGCATGTGCACGCTGGCCTACGAGGTTCGGGCGTGACCTCCTACCAGCAGGCCCGTCGCCTGGTCACCTGGCGTGGCTCCTTCTCCATGCTCTTCGCCTGCACCTTCTTCATGCTCGCCAGCGCACTGGCCGGCAGCATCACTTCCTGAACACACACCCGAGCCCGGCGGGCCCTTAGGGGATAACCGGACCGACCCGGAGCGTAAGCGGCGAGAGCGCGCAACCATCCACCGCAGCCAGGGCCTGGAGCGTACCTCCGTGCCTGGGTGACCTGGCATTTCCCCTTTCAACTGACGGCGCCGGCCTGGCGCGAGGTGTATCCCAATGTCCGAATTAACTATCAACGTCGACGACTACCTGAGCGAGTCGGATAAGCGTCGGATCGTGACCGATGCCTTCAGCTCCGCCGCAGCCGCCCATGCTCAGAAAGACTTCGAGCGCATCATCAGCAACTCGGCCTACTACCTGGTTGGCGAGATCGTCGACCAGCACTTCGACGGCAACATGGTGGCCACGCTGAAAGACAAAGCCATCAGCGTCATCAACAACCTGTCTTCGTCGACGGTGTTCAGCCCGCCGAACGCCTGGGATCGCGCAGCGAGCAAGGGCTTCGAGCATATGCAGTCGGCCCTCGACGAACTCAAGCCGATGATCCACCAGCGCGTGCACGACCTCATCGCTCGGTACAGCAGCGAGGAGCTGCGCAGCCTGATCGAGGAGCAGATCGGCGACGCAATCATCAAGAAGCTGACGGCGTAAGCTGCTGGAGCCTGAAATGACCAACAACATGAGCATCTGGGAAAAGGTCCAGACGACCGACACCCGATTCACCAAGGACGCCAAGGTCGGCGGCCAGCAGATCACCAGCCTGAACGGCACCGCCATGATCATGAAGGCCACCGAGGTTTTCGGTCCGGCCGGCATCGGCTTCGGCTGGAACGTGGTTGAGGAGCGCTTCGACAAGGGCGCCGAGATGTTCAGCGGCGAAGGCGACAAGCGCGTCAGCTTGGGCTTCGAGCTCAATCACACCATCAAGATCAAGTTCTGGTTCGTGCTGGAAGGCCAGCGCGGCGAGATCGAGCAGTACGGGTGCACCCAGTACCTCTACAAGTCGAAGTACGGCACCACGACCGACGGCGAGGCGCCGAAGAAGTCGCTGACCGACGCCATCAAGAAGGCCCTGTCCATGCTGGGCTTCAGCGCCGACGTGTTCCTTGGCATGTTCGACGATGAGAACTACGTTCAGCAGCTCCAGGCCGAGCAGGCGATCGAACAGGCTGAGGACCGCCAGGCCGAGATCGAACGCCAGCAGCAGGAGCGCCTGGACTTCATCAAGGACACGATCGAGACCATGCAGAAGGCGGTGACTCCGCATGAGCGCAAGAAGATACACGACCACGCTGTGCGCAAGCTCATCGGCCGCAAGGACGAAAAAGGTGCCGCACGCATCTCCCTTGAACTGAAGAACCTAGAAGCCGGCAAACCGCAGGAGGCCGCAGCATGACGCAACTCTACGCACTCACTGGCCAGATGGCCGAACTCGCCGCCATGTGTGACACCGACGATGAAGGCCTCAAGCAGGCCATTCAGGACACGATGGCCGGCATCCAGGGCGAGTTCGAGGTGAAGGCCGACAACATCGTCATGTTGCGCCTGAACATCGAGGGCGACATCAGCGCGATCGACGCGGAAATCGACCGCCTCAACGAACTCAAGCGCATCAAGGCCAACAGCGTGACGGCCATCACCGACTACCTGCGCCGGAACATGGACGCGGCCAACATCAAGACGATCAAGCGCCCGCTGTTCACCATCAGCCTGGTCACCGGCAAAGAGAAGGTAGTCGTCGACAACGAACAGGCGGTACCGGATGAACTGACGTCTGTGGTGACCAAGATCGCACCTGACAAAAACGCAATCGCCGCAAAGCTCAAGGCCATTCGCGAGCACAACGAAGCCGTGCGCAAGCGCATGGCCACCGGTGAGGACTGCGAAGACGAACTCATCCGCGAGCCAAGCTGGGCGCATCTGGAGCGCGGCGATAGCTCGATCCGCATCAAGTGAGGTGAGCATGAACCAATCAATCGACCTGGAGGCCGCAAAAGCAGCCTTCTTCTCGTCTGGCGGCCAGCTCATCGTGCTGGAGGGCTTCACCTACCGGCCGCTGCCGCAGCGCAAGCACCCGGAGCCCAAGCCGAAGCGAGCCAAGCCTACTGCGCATAAGTCGGAACACCCGCAGCAAAGCCGCGCCAGAACTCGCGCTGCGCAGATCGCAGAACTCGCCAAGACCATGACCTGTGGCGAGGTAGCGAAGCTCCTTGGCGAGACCAAGGGAGCGCTTTGGGGCGTAGCCGCTCGCGAAGGATTCAGGTTCTGCAAACCGCCGCGCCAGGTGCAGCCAGTGAAGGACGCCGCCGCTCAAGAGGCTGCTGATCGAGAGCTGGCAGATCGGATCATCGCCTTGCGCGACGATGGTATGTCCCGCTGCCGGGCAACTGCAGTACTCGGAATCGGAAATCGCAAGCTGGAGCGGATCCTGGCGGCATTCAAGATCAGCTTCCCGCTTCAGCGGTATCGGGGATAGGCCATGAGCGACCACGGCGAGCACCCCAGCGTCTACTACCTTGGCCGGGAATGCCGCCGCAACGGTGGCGGCAAGATGGCCAACCCATTCGCTTTTCACACGTTCCACGGCTCTTGGTTCTTGGCCGGCTGGAACGACATGGATCTTGAGATTGAACAGAAAAATCCGAAGCGCGCTGCAAAGAACAAGGCGGCGTGAGCAATTCAACCTACCGCCCAGCGGATTGAAGGAGGTGCCGTATGGCGATGGACCAGGCAGAGCGCGACCGGCGCCGACGCGAGAAGTCAGCAAAGCACCAGGAAGAAGACCTGCGCTTGAAGGTTCGACCAGGGACTAAGCAGGCCCTGCTGGAGCTGATGGAGTGGGCCGGGATCCAAGAACAGGGCGAGGCGATGACGCTGATGATTCATCACATCGAAGCGCTCGGGCATCACGCTCTGTTACGGATCGCGCGCCACGAAATCGAGGGTCACCGAACTGTGGTGCGGACCGAGCCGCTGCGGCTGTCAGCCAGGAAGCGAACCGGGCAGCATCTGCGCGCCATATGCGGTTGGGCAGGCGCCACCTACAGCCAGATGATCGAGGCGCTGATCCACGGCATCCACGCACTGGGCAGGCTGCACGCGGCGAAGTTTCTCACCCCGCCGCGGCACGAGATCAGCATCTCGCCGCGCCTGGCCCTGGCATTCGACCGGAAGAGTATGCTGATGATCCAGCAGGATCCCGGGGACGAAATTTTGAAGCCTCGGTGACGATGCGCAAACTACTGTCATTCGTCGAATATGAAGTTCTCACGCAACTTTATACTTGATACATCAAGACAAACCTTAATTAGCCCTAGGGTGAATTCCAAATGATAGTCGGTCGGCCCAGTAATGAGAGCTGGTACGTCATCCCTCATCAAAATGGAGGAATCCATAGAGCGGAAGGTGGCATGGCTCGCAACCCCAGAAAGGCCCCGGTATATTGTGTCGTACAGTGGGATCAAATCTGCGACGCCAGCGGCGTCAAAACACGAAAACCCCGCTCCGCCTCCATCTGCCCGGCGACTTACCTCATTCAAGTCCGCTATGTTTTGTTCGGTTAGCCCTTTGCCTGACAAGGAACGGATCATTGCCTTCGCCTGTTTTGCCTCAGCTATGTCTCCCTCTCTCGCAATTCTGCAAAAAACCGAAGGATCATTGATAAGCGCGCCGGCGTAAAACAGTGCTTCCACTGCGGAACGGGTTAAGGTCTGCGCGTCAACCACTAGCCCTCGCTCGCAAAGAATAATCGCAGCCTGACAGCTCCGGACAGTTCTTTGAAGAAAGGTCAACGAAGCAATCATATGAGGCTGACTTAGGTCGGCACCAGCAGCCATCATGAGTTGATACGCCGAGCCTGATGCAGTCTCAGCATCAAAAAATGATTGTTGGTACTTGTCGCGCTGGACAGCACGAAAAATCTCAATTTCAGCGGATAGAAAACCTTTTTCAGCAAGGCCTTCCCTGTCATCAGGCTTATCCATTCATTGCTCCGGCTTCAAGTCACTGGTCACTTTCGAGACTTCAACCCTCAAAATATCACAGTCGCATCCGGCCACGGAGGGCGGCGCATGCATGGAGAAAGCCATGAACGACGAACAACGCAAGAAGCGCATCACCGATGTCGCCGAGTGGATGAAGGACCACACCTATACCCAGTTGGTGAACGCCAATGGCGTCGAGGTGTGGCGCTGTGAGAAGCCAGATACCATTCACCTGGCCTTCGACATCTGCGTGACCCGCTTCGGTATGTCGATCGCTGGCGACATCGGCTGCCTGGTCTTCCGTGTCGGCAGCAGCTACGGCATCGACTTCTTGCGCCACCAGAGCGACGGCTACCTCTACGAGAAGCTGGACGATGCCTTCCGCAAGGATCGCGAGTTCGACGGCGAAGGCTTCATCGAGCGGGTCGTCTGGGCGGTCTGCGATCGCATCTACCACGATGTGGATGAAGACCTCACGCCGGAGTGGGCGCCCGAAGAGAAACGCCGCGGCGTGACAGCCGAGAGCGTGAAGGACTGGCTGAAAGGCCATAGAGATCAGGACATTCATGACGGCGACTTCCCTTTCGAGGAACTGGCGGACCTGATCGAAGCAGCCGAGGAGCTGACCAGCACCGGGCGCGACGAGAGCATCGCGGCGCACGACTTCCTCAGCGAACACGAGAAGCTGCTCTGTGTCTCCGACACCTGGGAATGGCGCCTGAACAAGCCAGCCGGTGCCGTGATGACCCGCCTGTTCTACGTCCGTCACGCCGCCAACGCAATCATGGCGATCAAAGCGCAGGCCGCTGCCGCCTGACCCTCCGGCGCTGCCCGCCAGCGCCTTCCCCTCTCAAACGATGAACGCCTCCCCGGCGAGGGCGGCGCCTGCACGCAAGGACCACAACATGACCTGTATGACCTCCCTCGCCCTGCCCTTCGAAAAGGAGCTGGTCGTCGATCTCTTCGCCGGTGGCGGCGGCGCCAGCAGCGGTATAGCCGAGGCGTATCGCGAGCCGGACGTTGCGGTAAACCACAACCGGGTCGCCTTGGCCGTTCACCGAGCCAATCATCCGAACACCGAACACTACGTTGCCGATGTGTTTGAGGTCGACCCCATCCTGGCAACTAAAGGTCAGCCGGTCGGCATCCTGTGGGCGTCGCCAGACTGCCGCCACCACAGCAAGGCGAAGGGCGGAAAGCCGCGCAACCGCAAGATTCGCGGCCTGGCCTGGGTGATAGTCCGCTGGGCCTACCAGACGAGCCCCCGCCTGATCTTCCTTGAGAATGTCGAAGAGTTCGCCGACTGGGGTCCGCTCGACGATGAGGGTCGCCCGATCAAGGCCGAGAAAGGCCGCACGTTCCAGGCCTTCGTCAACGTGCTGGGCAACGGTATACCGGAAGATCACCCGGATCTGCCGGAGATCCTGGCCGAGATCGGCGACTACGTGCCCAAGCAAGCGCTGGTGCGCGGCCTGCGCTACAACTTCGAGCACCAGGTGCGGGTCGCTGCGGACCAAGGCGCCCCTACCATCCGCAAGCGTCTGTACGGTATCGCCCGACGAGATGGCAAGCCAATCGTCTGGCCGGCGCCTACGCATCACAAGAAGCCGGGCAAGGGCCAAAAGGCCTGGCGTTCCGCCGCCGAGTGTATCGACTGGGAACTGCAGGGCCGCACGATCTTCCGCGACGACGCTCTGGTGGAAAACACGATGAACCGAATCGCGAAAGGCCTGTGGCGGCACACCCTGGCCTGCAACGACCCGTTCATAGTCCCGCTGCGCGGCACCTCGAAGTCGCACACCAGCACACACAGCGTGGTCGATCCAGTCTCGACCATCAGCGGCGGAGGCACGCATCACGCCTTGGTTCAGCCGGCGATGGCCGTGGCCGGCTGCCTCACGGAGCACGCCAACGGATCGACGCAGCGAACCTTCGACGCCGAAGAGCCGCTACGGACACAGGTAGCCCAGGTCAAAGGCGGCCACTTCGCGCTGATCTCTGCCAACCTGGTCACGCTGCGCAACGGTTGCGTCGGGTCACCGGTAGACGGCCCTGTCGGCTGCATCACGCGCAGCGGCGGGCACCACGCCATAGCCTCGGCCCACCTTGAGCAAGCGAACGGCGGGTTCTACAAAGGCGATGGTCGCAGCGCGGACGATCCGTTCTCGACGATCCTGGGCAAGGGCTCCAACCAGCGCCTGGTCACGGCCTACATGGTCAAGTACTACGGCGCGGAGAAGGACGGGATCTCGATGCGGGAGCCAGTGCACACCATCCCGTCAAAGGATCGGATGGCAGTCGTGCAGGTCGTCCAGCTGCACAGCCACACGCTGACCGACGAGCAACTGGCCGGGGCCCGCAAGTGCGCAGCCTTCATGCGCAAGTACCTGCCGCAGCACTTCACCGAGCACGCCGACGTTGTGATGGTTGGCGATTACGTGATGGTCGACATCACCCTGCGCATGCTCAAGCCCCACGAGCTGAAGCGCGCCCAAGGCTTCCGGGCCGACTACATCATCGACCGCGGGCTGTTCCTCGATGAAGAAACCGGCCGGCTGTACTGGAAGCCAATCTCCGGCGCAGACCAGGTGAAGTTGCTGGGCAACAGCGTCTGCAAAGACGAAGCCCGGGCACTGGTCGCTGCCAATGCCTCCGACCTCATTGAGCTTTATCAGCGACTGGCTGCGTAGCGTCATTTTCCGAGAACAAATGAACGTCTTGCTGCCAGCGGTCTAGCAAATACGCGATCTTGGGATGGGCCGCAGGAGCGTTATGAATGATGTCCTGCTCAACGGCACGCAGTTGCCTCTCCACCCCACTTCTCTCCTTCCTAAATCGAGACGAATGGAGCAGAGCTGAGACAAGATCAAACACCCGAAACCCATCGAAGCCTTGGAAAAACGCCGACTTCAGATGACTGAAGCTGAGTTTTTCATCAATGAACGTAGCCGCGTCCTTTGATACCAGCACTCGCGAGTACACCGCGTGTTTGCTTTCGAGCTCGTAGGCTTCAATCATCGCTGGCCCAAACAACGCCCCACCACGTTCATGCACCAATTTTCCTACAGTTATCCCTCCACGCATCAGCATTCCCAGGCTAAAGAAAAATTGGAAATGGATAATCTGAACTGCTCGTAGCAGAAGATCGCAAGCAGCGAAGTTATCTGCAGGGGCTGAGATGACGAAAGAGTCAGAAAACTGTGTGGCTACAAGCCGATACGTTTGGTCGGCGTGTTCCATTAGCGAATCACCGTAATAGTCCTGGCAAGTCTTCATCCCGTCGACATCCAGAAATGGGATGGCTCCGTACAGAGCCGACTCAAGGCCACCGTCTTTGAACTCACTAAAGATCTTGAAGAGCGACGCGGCTATAGCCGGCTCTTGCTCAGCTTGCTTGATAGCCGCTGAGAAGCCCAGCAAGTCGAAAAAGCATATAAGGCGATTCTCGTAATTCATCTCATAGACCAAGGATTCGCGAGTCGCGATGTTAACTCATTCGCAAGGAGTTACCCATGCCCACAGAAAACCGATCCAGCAACACCGACCCACGCGATGTGTTCATCAGGCTCAACCCACTCGGCCTGGGCGAGGCGGAGCTGCGCAAGGACAGCGCCGGCTTCGAAGACCAGCGCACCCACAGCGACTATCTGCTGTTCCTGGCGGGGTACCGCGAAACGCACCCAGGCCGAAGCCCCACCCCGAGCCTATAGCCTAGATGGTTGGTACCGCTTTCTGGTGGACCATAGAAGAGGCTGAGCGGGATGCGGCCGAGGTAGGTCAGACAGCGGTCGGCCTTGGGCCTATGACCGACTGCAGCTGCGCCAGGCGACAGTTCTGAGGCTGCTCACCTCGATACGACCTTGCGGGGCGGCGATTGGGCTTCGCTTGCCATGTGACGGGCACGCCCAACACCCCAGGCCATCGCCCGCGTCATGGTCTCGCCTGGGCGAGAGTCGAAGCTCTCTTCGTGGATCAGCGCTCCACTGGGACCGTAAACACCAATGAACATCTGGGTCGCGCCGATTCTCGAAAGACGGACCTGGACATCGATTTGCGAACCGTCACTCAACGTTTCGTTGTGGGTTCTGGTGTGTAATTCTGGATCGCCCCACTGCCAGAAGCACTCGCCACGCTCCCTTACCATCGTCCTAGGTCCTTAGCTGTTGTGAGAATTATTTCTTATCGCAACAACTAAATTGATTCAACTTATTTGACGCCAAATAAATGACCTGTGGACGACCGGCAATAACTTATACAAAGCGCGATTTTATGTATAAGTATTAGCCGGACTGGACCTCATCCGAATCCCTATCACGGCTCCCTTGGGGTCTGGGGCCATACAGGTCGGGCGAGTCGAGCGTGGCAGCGAAGCTCATCCACTTTTCAAAGATGTCCCTATGCAGGGCTTGAGTCTCCTTCCACGATAAGTCTCCCATGCGTCCATAAACCACTTGGTTCATGATCGAAGAGGTCACTGCATCCAGCTCTCTGAGGAGTTGGTATGCCGCAAACTTTTTTTCTAGTGGCATTTTTCATCTCGCAAGGCAGCAGAATTCAAACCTGCACTGGTGCTGCGACAGCACTATGGTGCTTTTTGATCCCTGTCACCGTCTGCTGGCACCCACTGGGCGCCAAACGGCGGTTAGCATCCTGCTCAACATTCATCCTACACCATCCACTTCAATCAGCTGCCGCGATATGGCGGCGAAGGAATCCCCGTGCGCGAAGAAAAAGTTGTGATGTACGAATCCCCCGAAGCCGCCAGCCTCCAGACCGTTACCGGCTGGGTTGATGCGACAGGCCGTTTCTGGGGCAAGGACGAACACATGGCCCGCTACTGCGGCTCGACCCACCGCCACTGCGCGAAGAACCCAGAGCACCCAATCCATGCCACAACCGGTTGGTGCGAGACCTGTCACGCAGAGAGTCGGGCCGCCAAGTTTGCAGCCATGCCGAAGCGCGTGTGGGCCGGCGAAGCAATCACTGAATACGACGGCGACCTGTACTTCTTCGACGAGGAAGACCTGCGGGACTACCTCATCGAACATGAGGTGGATCTGGCCGACCTGAGGCTGGTTTTCTGCACCCCGAACTACCCCAGGCAGATCGACCCGAACGACCACTTTTGCGATGACCTGCCGGAAGACGGCGAGGTGAGCGACGATCAGCTGCTGGCTGCGTTCGAGCTGCTCAACGAAATGATTGCCAAGTGCCCGCCATTGTCATGGTCGCCAGGCTATGAAGCGGTTGAGCTGCCCCAAGCATTCATCGACATGGTTGCCAGTGAGCGCCTGGAGGCCCAAGCATGACCCGGCTCGCCCTCTGCTTCCTGATGCTGGCCACCGGCGCCAGCGCAGCACCTCAGCCCCAAGAGAACGTCATCGACGTACAGCACGACAGCCAGCGCGGCGTCACCTGCTACCTGCTGAATGGGATCGGCATCAGCTGCCTTCCCGACAGCCAGCTGCAGGCCGGCAACAAGCGCCAGTTCTCCCCGCACGAAACCCAACCCGAACCTACACCCGCTCTGGCGCCTGGGCGCTGGATTGATGAGAGGTATCGACTGTGAAGGCACTTTCAATCAGACAGCCATGGGCCTGGCTGATCATCAGCGGTGGCAAGGACATCGAGAATCGAACCTGGCACACGAAGTTCCGAGGCCGTTTCTTGGTACACGCCGCCAGCGGCATGACACGTCGTGAGTTTCTCGCGGCCTTTGATTTCATGGCCTGCAGGGGGATCAAGCCGCCCTTCCCGGTGCCGCCTGACAACTTGTTGCGAGGCGGGGTCATTGGCTCAGTTGAGCTCATCGACAGCGTCGATCACAGCGAATCGCCTTGGTACATGGGCGAGAAAGGGTTCGTGCTGCGCGATCCAAAGCCGCTCCCGTTTGTCCCGATGAAGGGGCGACTAGGATTCTTTGATGTGCCCGACGAGGTGCTGGTATGACCGACCTGATCGAAGTGAGGGTATCCAACCTGGCCGGCGCTCCGCTTGACTGGGCTGTGGCAATGGCCGAAGGATTCACCATCGATCCGGAATGCCGAACAACCGTGTGGCACCCAGGCGGCTTGCCTTGCAGCATAAGCATCCGTGGCGCTGCAGATGGCTTCGGTTGGCGCCCATCCACCAACTGGGGACAGGGTGGCCTGCTGATCGACAAGCACAGCGGCACCGCACAGCACATTCCTGGGCTTCCAGATGACCTGCACTACGCAGGCGGCCCCGCCGGTGCAGGAGTCTGGTGCTACGGCCCCACGGCCCTGATCGCGTTCTGCCGGGGCCTCGTCAACCACAAGCTCGGCGATACCGTCCAAGTGCCGAAGGAGCTGATGCCATGAAAGCGCGCATGACCTACTGGAACGGCTCCTGGTGGTGCCGCCGTATGGGCTGCACGGGCCAGGGCGCCACCATGAAAGAAGCGTGGGACGACATGTGGACGCTGTACTTCGAAGCCGTACGCCCTGCGCGCCCGCAGCCCTTCCATTCGCCGCGCATCCGCTGCGGCTGATCCAAGCCTACCCCTCCCCCTACAACTCAAGCCCGCCGACATGCATGGGCGAGGATTTCCTATGTCCGCAACTCAGCAATTTCATCAAACCGCCAATGACTGCCTGGAGCGCATTGCGGCCGACCTCTGGCCCGAAGCCAAGCTCGCCCTGGTCATCTACACCCCGAACAAGCCAGAGCTCGACCTTGTGCTCAAGGATAGCGGCCTGAACGTCGACGAGGTCGTCAACACCCTGCGTCGGCGCGGTGGCCTAGGCCTGGATGGCGAGAACATCTACAAGCGCCTGCTATGTGACGCCGTCATCGGCGCCATGGCTCTCGGCAAGCAGAACAACAACCCTCCACCAGCTGGCCACTGGGGCCAGGAGTTCTGGGATATCGGGCGAGCCGAAGGCGCGCTGCAAGACAAGCTTGTCCATGCCCTGCGCCTGGCACCCAAGGAGCTGGACGCCTGCCAGCGCGTGATCCACTACGCCGGCGGATTCGACCCGGCCTACGTCAACGACGCCCAGGCAGCCATCAAGGAAGCCAACTCGGTACTGGACAAAATCCCCGCCTGACTAGCCTGCCGCCACCGGCGGCGTGGAGACCATCCATGGAACATGCAAGCGAGTTTCTCGACGAGGAAGAGGTGATCCGCATCACCGGCTACCAGATCCCGAGCAAACAAATCGCCTGGCTGGCCAACAACGGCTGGCAGTACACGCTTACCCGGGCCCGGCGGCCCGTTGTGGGGCGGGTATACGCCCGCTTGAAAATGGCTGGCGTGAAGCCAAACGCGACGAATGCAACAACTGAAACCTGGACATTGGACTTATCGCGCGTGGGGTAACGGATGCGCAACAGGAAGGCATCGAACAAGGACCTGCCGCCCAGAATGCTGCGGCGGGTCCGCAAGCTCAAAAGCGGCAAGCTGTGGGTTGGTTACTACTACGACGGGAGGGATGCAGACGGGAAGCGGCAGGAAGTGCCGCTGGGGACTGACCTCGCTGAGGCCAAGCTGGAATGGGCGCGCCTGGAGCACAAGGCGAAGCCGAAAGTGATGGCGACGATGGGCGAGCTGTTTGACCGGTACGAGCGGGACATCATCCCGGGCAAGTCACCGCGTACGCAAAAGGACAACAAGTACGAGCTGGAGCGCCTGCGCAAGGCTTTCGCTGACGCGCCGATCGAGGCAGTCAGCCCGCCGGTCATTGCCCAGTACCGGGACGCCCGCAGTGCTAAAACCCGGGCAAACCGGGAGATCGCCCTGCTCTCGCACGTTTTCACCATAGCCATGGAATGGGGCTTTGCCGAGCGCAACCCATGCCTGGCAGTTCGCCGCAACAAGGAGAAGGTACGAGACTTCTACGCGGCCGACGAAATCTGGGATGCGGTATATGCCGAGGGCGATCAGGGCCTCAAGGACGCTATGGACTTGGCCTATTTGGCCGGCCAGCGACCCGCCGACACACTGAAGTTCAGCACCGTCGACCTCGACGAAGACTACCTGTGGGTCGACCAGAACAAGACCGACAAGAAGTTACGCATTCGCCGGCATGTCAATGGCGAGCTGACCGGCCTTGGTCTGTTCATCGAGGCGCTGCTCGAGCGGCGCAAGCTTCAGGGTGTGCGCAACTCACGCCTCATCACCAACGACTCAGGCCTGCGTATGAGCTGGGAAATGCTGAGGAACCGCTTCAGCGAAGCGCGTGACAAGGCAGCTCGGAAGCTGACCGCCGATGGCAACACAGACCTGGCAACGAAAGTTCGGCAGTTCCAGTTCCGCGATATTCGACCGAAGGCAGCGTCGGAAATCGAGGACATCAGCCACGCCAGCCGGCTGCTTGGGCACTCCAAGGAGGAAATCACCAAGCGCGTTTATCGCCGCGTCGGCGAGGTGGTCAGTCCGACCAAGTAA